AATTCGTAAAGTTCTTCGTTAATACCAATCTTTAATAATTGGATTGGAACTTGAATTGATCCATCGTAGTCAGCAACCGAGTCTATTGATTGTTTCTTTTCAAAATCAGCAACATATTGTTCTGTCTTAACAGATCCAATACCCCCTCCGTTTTGAGGGGGTTGGGCTTGTACTGTTTTACATCCAATCAAAAAGAATGGTAATATGTAAAGTAGATTTTTCATTATCCTTCTACTTCTTCTTCGTTGTTATCTTTGTTTTTACCGGCAAAGTATTTGTCGACAGAAGCGATTCCAAATGAACCTAAAGTGATCCACAAGAAACCATCATAGATGAATTGATTGATTGGCATTTTTTGTCCGTGAAATCCAGTGTAGATATCCACACCTAAACAAATTACCATCATTAAAAATGATCCAAAACCTACAATTGATTTTTCGTTGATGTCGTTGTGATCCATAAACATTCTTAATAAGAATGATTTTTTTGTTTTCTTTTGTGTCATTTTATTTTTTTATTTATTGTTTATTACCAAGACTCTTCCTCTTTTTTAGGTTGAGGTTGAGCTGGTTGTTGAGCCGCAGGTTTTTCGATAATTCTTTCACGAATTACACCACCACCATTATTGTTCTCAGTTTTTTGTTTATTTTCTTGATTTTGTTGTACGTTTATTGTGATTGGTGCTTGACCTCCAGTCTGTTCCGTTTTTGTTTCTTCTTTTGGTTCTTCTTCACCGCCACCATATAACATTACACCTAACCATGTTCCACCACCAGCAATTACTGTTGTTAGTGTTCCGATGATGGTCTTCTTTAATCCTGACCATGTTCCATCATTTGTGTCTTGTGTTTCTTCTGACATTTTTGTTTTTGTTTATTTTGTGTTTATTGTTTTACAATTTTTGAAACTTTTGTTTCTCCGTTTTCCATAGTTAATGTAACTAAGTAAAGACCTCTATCTAAACTTCCTAAGTTCTCAACATAGTTGTACTCTCCATTTGGTAATTGACTATCCAAGATCGTAATTAACTTTCTTCCAACAACATCTGAAATTGATAGGTTTGCATTTGTTGTTTCTTTTACTTCAAATGAAATTGTTACTTCATCAATAACAGGATTAGGAACTACAGAAATTGTATTTCCGATTACCTCACCCATATTACTTTTTAATACTTGAAGGATTCCATTTGTTGGTGTGATTGTTAAATCTTCAGATTGAGTTGTTCCTGCAAACTTCAAAGAAGTATAAAGAGGACTTTCTTCCCATAGATTCTGTGGTTGTTTTGCAATAAATTGTAAAGTCACAACCTCATCACCATCTACTAATGGTTGTTCATTATTTGTAGGATCAAATCCACCCCAATCAACTTGACCATCATTTGGATTTATATATGTGATCCATTGCATGGCATTTGATGTTGAGTTAACCCCTTTGAATTCCAATAGGTCTGTATTGTATTTCAAACCAAACTGAAGTGATGATAACTCATTCCCATTTGTAAAAACTTTAACGGGTAACTCAACTAAATTTCCAGCTTCTACAGAAATGTTAGGTACATTTACTTCGATTGTTGATGTTGGAAAATCATACTCAACTTTAGTATCGATTACATTATAGATTTGTGACTCTAAACCTGGCATTGGTCCAACCAATACTTCAATCGGAGTAACACGAGCCATGTTGTAACCTGTACCGTTAGCATCACCAGGAACCATCACATAATAAACCACAGAGTCAGGTTGACCCGGTAAGATATCAAATGTAAAGTTTGTTACACCCGCAATTGTTGATGTATAGTTAGTTGCGGATCCGTTGATTGTTGTATATTCAGATACAGTAAAGAACTTAACATCTTTTGTGTTGTTAGGCCATACGTTAAATCTTCCTGAGATTCTACCAAACACACCCCATACATCGGATATAGTTGTACTATTAGAACCATTCACATCTGCTGTGTAGTAATCAAATCCAGTCATAGTTCCGTTTCCAAGAACCCACTGATTGATTTGTTGAGCGTCTGTTGATGAAATAATATTACCTACACCCATTGTATCTCCTTGAATTGCCAATCTTACATCCCAATATGTTGTGTCCAATGGAACTGAGATGTTGAAGTCTCCGTTGATGTCAGTGACATAAGCAGAATGTTGTGTCCAAGTGTTTCCACCAAATGGTCTTCTTTGTAATGCTAAGTTAAGATATTTGGCAGGAGAACCTGTAACGTTTGTGAACGTTCCATGATAAGCAAAGTTCACAGGAGTAAACACACCACCATAGTTATGAACACTTAATGTGGTATCCATACCATCTTGTTTAGCGGCATACGGTGTAAAAGACTGAGGTCCTGTCCAAGTTAAGTTGGAAATAGACACCAAGTTATTAAATGTTGCCGCTGGTGCGTGAGTAAAGGTAATTAAAAATCTCTCACCATTTGGAATCGTATAAGTCGCACTTGGACCTGTATAAACCAAAGTAATGGTAATGTAACCATTTGTTGTGTTGGTGATAAACTGAAGGTCTAAGTTTGTTGATGATCCGATAAGAGATACGGTTGCATTTGTAAACGCTACATTATCGTAGAATACTCTAAACTGAACCCCTGCAAATTTTGTAAGGGTTGTGTTTTGTAATGTAATCTTCGCATCTGTTGTGCCTTGTGCTGTTGTCCCAACTTGATATTGAGATGCAATAATTCCCCACAATCCGTTGGATGGTGCTGCCGGTACCTGTGCTTTACCGATAAACGGTAATAAAAATAAAAGTCCGAATAATAGACCTTTTAGTTGTTTCATTTTACTAGTTTTTAAGTTTTAATTTTTATTTGTAATCAGAAATCTACCTTTTAGTTTCCAATTGTTTTTTTTATTTTCTCGTATGGCGCTTGCAGAACAATTAAAGAATTTTGCTGCATCTTTAGAATTCAAGAATTCGTATTCATCCCCATTAATTGTGTCAATGATCCTCAAGTTAACCTTACTATTTGACAATTTTTGTTTTTCTAACCAATCGTCATTTTTGAATTTTCCTCCATAATTAGGGTTATTAACACCTGAACTACTTTTAGAAATTTTTTCAATTATTAAATCTCTTTTGGGATTGTTTGAAATTGTGTCTCCCCCTTTAGCAATTTTTACGATATTATACTTAGGGTTTTGATTTAGATAAAAATTTTCTTTTTCGACTAAATGTTCTAACTTACATTCTTCAATAATTTCAAATCTAAAATTATTTTCACCATACTTATTCCAAGATCTTTGTAATAAAATATTTTGGTGATTGTTAGATTTTAATTTTTGTAAATGTTCTTTCCACCTTCTTCTAATATTTTTAGATGAACCCACATAAAAATTACCGTTGATTTGATTAACAATCTTGTAAATCCCAATTTCCATTATTTAATATCTGAACTTTCAATTAGTGTATAAGTAAAAGAGTTTCCGTGAATGTCTTTTGCCTTTCTACAGATCTTCATAAACTCTTCGAAGTCCGCAGCTTTTTTAAACACAGTACAACCTTCCGACCAATTTTCAACATAAGTTGAGTCAGCACCTGCTTTGTGAATATTAATACCAAACACACCTTCAGCAATTTTACTCTCATCATAAGTCATATCACGATTTGCATCACGATAAACTTTTACGTTCTTTGCTTGTTTAAGAGCTTCGTACTTACCTTGATGAAGACCAATAGAGTGTGAACCTCTGTATTGTCCCTCAACAAGTCTAGCAACACCCGCAGCGTTATGATATTCCATAACACCTTTTTTTCCTGGATCTGTGGTTGCTGGCCATTCGTGATATTTCCACACACCCGTTTCATCTTTGTAACTTAACGTAATTAAGTCGTCAAACACATTCGTGACTTTTTGTCCCGTTGATGAGTTTCTTATACTAATAATGTTTACATCGAACCCTTTGTTGTTTGTGTCTTCGAAGTAAACATAACCTTTGGCTTTGACGGCAACCTCGACCTGTTCTCTTGTGTATCCCATAATTCTCTTTTTCTAATAAGTATCTTAAAAATTACTAACTGTTCATTTTTTTACAACAAAAACTTTACTTTGTTGGAGATTTTACTATTTATAGGAAAATCAAAAATTATGATACTAAAAGTTGGATCAGAAGGAGCTGATGTAAAAAAACTCCAAGAAAAATTAGGCGTAGAAGCCATAGGAAAATTTGGACCTAAAACAGAAGCTGCGGTTAAATCTTGGCAAAAAGCAAATGGTTTAAAAGATGATGGTATCGTTGGTGATACCACATGGGCAAAACTATTTGGTGAGTCGGTACCTACCACAGAAGTAATCAAAGAGGATGTGGTTATCCCATCAGGAGGTCCATTAAATATTGAAAAATTAAAAGGTCACCTTCCTGATGCAGTTCTTGCTCAGATTCCTGAAACTGCTAAAAAATTCAATATTACAAATAATTTGAGACTAGCTCATTTCTTGTCACAATGTGGTCATGAGTCAGGTAATTTCAAAGCGGTTAGTGAGAACTTGAATTACTCTGCTGATGGTTTGAAAAAAATCTTTGGTAAATATTTCCCTGGTAATCTAAATGAGTCTTACGCTCGTCAACCTGAGAAGATCGCCTCTCGTGTTTACGCATCAAGAATGGGTAACGGTGATGAAGCATCAAAAGAAGGTTTCAAGTTTAGAGGAAGAGGTTATATTCAATTAACAGGTAAAGCAAACTACACTAACTTTACAAAATTTATTGGTGAGGACTGTGTTTCTAATCCTGATTTAGTTGCAACCAAATATCCTTTGGCTTCAGCCGCATTTTTCTTTGACTCAAATAAATTATGGGCAATCTGCGATAAAGGTGCAGATGACGCAACTGTAACTGCAGTAACAAAAAGAGTGAACGGTGGAACAATCGGGTTACCTGATCGTATTAAACACTTTAAAGAGTATTACAACTTACTTAAGTAAAACACAAAACCCCGATCACTCGGGGTTTTTTTATGATATAATATTTATATCACTCGTAGTTTCAATTACCACTCTCGCCCCACAACTCAACAGTGGTTTGGCATCAACACCGTGTCCTCCGTATATAATCTTAGAAGGTCCTAAGATTTCCACTTCATTACAATAAGTATTTGTTTTACCTTCCTTTATTGTAATCACGGGTAGATCAGTCCCTTTTGTTTTATTAGATCTGACGTTGTGTTGATTAACGTGAATACGTTTTACTTTTGGTCGTGCCATTTCCAACCTAACAATAGTTTGGTAAAGAATCTATAAATCGCTTTTGGTTTTTCTTCAAAGAAGATGTGAAAACTTTTACCAATTTTATAATACCCAACCTGTTTTTGTATTCCTTTTATATTAGGAATTTCTTCAGATCTCATTACCATTTCATCTACCAAATTAACTTTAGTTTCTTTTTTATTTCTTGGTTTGTAATTTCTTTTCTTTTGCGGTACTGGTCTTTCTTTACTTACCGTTTCTTTTAATATTTCTTTTTCCATAATTTAATTTTAATTAAAAATATTTGGGTGTAAATATTTACTTCACACCCAATACTTCTTTCTTGTAATAATCATCAAACCCATCTAAGTAGTTTGTGATTGTTTTGTTTTTATCTGCTCCGATTACCTCATCAATAAGTCCGAACTCTTTTGCTTCTTCTGAATTATACCATCTATCTCTTGATGAAAAATCTAATACCTCTTGGAATGTTCTACCACAATTCTCCGCTAAGATTTTAAATAGGATGTAGTTATACTTCTCCCCTTCCATTTGGTCAATACGAGTATCTTGAATGTTCCCGTGAGTTCCGTGACTCACTTGGTGAGTCATTACTTTTGCATGGATTAAAGATGATCTTTTTCCTTTTGTTCCTGATGATACAAGAACTGAACCCATTGATGCACACATTCCCAAGTTTGTGGTCACAATATCAGAACTTACATAGTTCATCAAATCTACAATACCAAGACCACACATAACAGATCCACCAGGACTATTGATGTAAAGTGTGATGTCTTTCTTCTCAACTGAATCCAAGAACAATAATTGCGCTTGTACAATGTCAGACATGTGTTGATTTACAGGTCCTGATAACCATAAGATACGATCACGCATCAATCTTGAGAAAATATCCATCTGAGTTACTCTCATTTCTCTTTCCTCCAAAATGTATGGTGTTAGTGATGCTTCAAACTGATCTAACGCCAGTGAACTAATTCCTTCGCTCTTTGCGAAACTTCTAAACTCTTTTCCGTAATTCATCTTAATTTGCTTTTTCTAATTGGTCTTCGTTAAAAATGTGTAGTAATCCGTATTCATCCATCTCACCTACAACTCGTACATGTCCTTCTACTGTTTGGAATACTGATACGATTGTACATGGGAACTTATACCCTTTCACTTTGATTGCTTTGTCTCCTACTTTAAACTTAGGTTGGTTTGACGGGAAATCTCCGTCTGATAATTGTGGGTCATCCCACGATGTATTTGTTTGCATAATTTTAATTTGATAGTGGTGCTTTAATTGATGGGTGTGATTGATAATCTTTTAATGTGAAATCACCAACAACATAAGATTCAATACTTGGTCGTGATCCTTCATAAGTTGGGAACTGATTTAGTGTTGGTAACTCAAATGGTTCTCTACCAATCTGTTCTTTTGCTTGTTCAATATGATTTAGGTATAAGTGAGTATCACCCAAGTTTCCAATCAATTGGTCAGGAACCATATTCACTTCTTTTGCCAAAATTGTAAGTAATAATCCGTAAGATGCAATGTTAAATGGTAAACCTAAAAATGTATCTACTGAACGTTGATTCCACATTAAAGAAAGATATTTACCCTCTCTAACATAACATTGAAATCCATAATGACAAGGTGGAAGTGTCATTTGGTCTAATTCACCTACATTCCAAGCATTAACCATCAATCGTCTTGAGTCAGGATTTGTTTTAAGGTCGTTGATTAGGTTTTGGATTTGATCGATCCCTGACAATCCTTCGAATTCTGCTTCCGAACTATTCCAATTTCTCCATTGCTTACCATACACAGGACCGAGTTCACCCCACTTCTTAGCAAACTCATCATCGTTTTTAATTCGTTCAATAAACTCTTCTTTTGAGTATGGTTCAATAGTAGGAACGCCATTTGTGTCTCGCGAATATGATTTTAAGTAATGTACAATATCCTTATCACGAATCACTTTTTTACAATAGTTCTTATAAGCATCACCATCCCATATATGACAACCATTATCAACAAGGAACTTAATGTTTGTATCACCACGAAGGAACCATAATAACTCGGTCACCATAGTTTTCCAAGCCATCTTCTTGGTTGTAAGAACTGGAAATCCATCTTGCATGTTATGACGAATGGTATAACCAAAAATACTTTTGGTTCCTGTACCTGTTCTGTCTTTCTTTTCAACTCCGTAATCTAAAATAGTTTGGAGTAATTCTTGGTATTGTTTATCTAGTTTGTTCATCATCATTTGATTTGTTTTTCCATTCTTTCCAAGTTTCAAAATCCTTGAGGGATTCCAATTTTTTATTCTCCATTTGTTTAGCTTTTTCCGCCATACTAATAGAAATTCCACCAACTTTCTTGTACTGTTCAACTAACCAATCTACAGCACTTTGTTCAATATTATTTTCCATCTTTAATAATTCCTAATTCAATTCTGTATTTTCTTATTTTGTCTCTGACAGGTTGGAACTCATCACCATTACTTGCCTTGTGTCCTTTACCAATCGCATCACAAATCATTGATTCGTTTTTTAAAATAAAAGTCAATTTTTCTTGATTTGTCAACTCATATGGAACAACTTCAGTCCTGATGAACTCACGGATCATAGCTCTGATCTTATCAATCTGTTCTGATGGGTTCTGTTTTGTCCCGTGAACCATCACAGATGTTTGGTAGATCGTTCTACTCAAATCTAATATCTTCTTATCAAATCCCATCTTTATCTGTATTTCTAATTACACCCTCAATTCTAGCTCTATGATTGTAAGAATCCTCAATTACTTCTTTCACATATTCTGTATGTGGTTTTGTTCTATCTTCTTGTCTATGGTAATATAATCCCCAATCTCTATTACCATCTTGTGCCGGTAGTGGTTGTATTTCTTTAACACCATCTTTTATCGCTCGGTTCGAATTAACCTTAAAAATTTCAGACATTAAACTAATATTTGAAATTTCTTTAGTTTCTTTAACACCATTTTCAATAATGTCGTCTACCCTTTCATCTTGATCTAACCAATCACCATCTTCAACATGCTTAACTCCATTTTTAATTGTACTTATAACACTTATGGTACGAATAAGTCTATTCTCTTTGGTTTCTTTTACTCCATTTTCAATGGCATATTTAATTCTAACGGGATCCACCCAAAATGGATCTATGATGTCCTTCACCCCATTTTGAATGGTGTCTTCAACTAGATGAATTGGTAAGTGTGTTCCTTGCTTGATGTCCTTCACCCCATTTTGAATGGTGTCTTCAACCCATCCTTCAATAGGGATTCTAACTGCGCTGGTGTTCTTCACCCCATTTTGAATGGTGTCTTCAACCTCATTATTTTGTTTTGGGGATTCAATTTGATGAACTATTTTACCTTTCATCTCTATTGACCCCAAATAACCACTAGGTGTTGTTTCCTTCACCCCATTTTGAATGGTGTCTTCAACGGTTTCTTTGCTGATATGCACCATGTCTTCAGTGTGTTTCACCCCCTCTTGAATGGTGTCTTCAACTCGCAACAAAAAATCCAGTGCATGGAATTTGGTGCGTTTCACCCCCTCTTGAATGGTGTCTTCAACGGCTTGGCTGCTATCAATTGCGTGATGAAAAGTGGCTCTCACCCCATTTTCAATTGTATTTTCCATTTTTTTATCAAAAAACTTCATAACATCAACATGATGGGCCTCTTTCACCCCATTTTGAATGGTGTCTTCAACTTCCCAGGAATCTCCAATAGTTAAGTGGTTGGTGTGTTTCACCTTTGGTTTATTCAAAAATCTTGATTCAAACCAGTTCTTAATCAAATCTCTTTCTTCGGTGCAGTCCTTACCGATTAGTTCCAATTCACCTTGAAATATATTATAGTTGAACCATAAAGTTTTATCTTTTGTGAACTCAATCACCCATTTTTTACTTTCTGTGAATATCAACCAAGTTGAACCCTGTTTTGTCACATACTTGTCGGCACCTTCAACCATTTGGTCAAACATCCCAAAGACAAGTTTCTCTAATTTATTTCCTGATGGATTTTTCATTTTTTTTCTCTAATCTCGATGTTGTTTCCTAAATAGTATTTTTCAAACACAGTTATGTTTTCATAACCCACTTCTAAAATTCTATCCAAAATATCATCAATAGTCAAATTCTCACCTAAGTACGAATCTAATTTCTCTAAAAATTCTTTTGAGAAGTATTCAAGATCATCAAGTAATTTATTTCCGTGGTCATCAGTCTTATATGGGACATCATATTTTTTCAATACCTCTTCAATTTTTTCTTGTAATTTATCATCCAAGAAAAATATATCCCAAGATCCCATAGGTGAATCACCAGTGTCGTTAATTCCTTTCAAGGTCAATTGGATTGCCCATTTTGTTTCAGTTTCATCCATCTTATCCCAAATTCTCACAGTTAGTTCCTCAGTTGGAAATGGGTATTCGAATCTAATGATTCTGAAGTTTGTTAGATCTTTCATATTTTAAAAATTAGTTTTCCGTCGTCGTATATTTTAACAATTAACTTTTTATAATCTAAAAATTGTTTAGATGTTGATATCCAATACTCTATTCCTTTATTAATTGTTGTTATCAATGAATATGTTTTTTGATCGTTGTCAAAAATATTAATTTCAAGATCTCTACTAAAATTTACATTGGAAGAAATGTACATCTTATTTTCGTTATTATCCAATCTATATTTAAACATATTTTGTTGGAACATGAATGTATCATCAGACATTTTACCTTTGATACCATGAAAAAATATGAATCTTTTTCTTTCAGAATTTTTTGGTACAACGACAAACGGTTCTACTTCAAGTTCTTCATTATAATTTGATTCAAAATATTCGAGTACATTTTCAATTTTACTAATATTCATTTGCATCAGAGGTAATCTATCATTATATTGGTATTTCCAAAGTAATGTATTGACTGATGTTTCATCACAAAAAGGGTAAAAATATTCAATTTCATCTCTTGTCATATCAAATGCTAAATTATTTAACCAATTATATTCTCTAATGAATTGAATGCAATTTTGGTTATATAACATTACTGAAGCGACAGAATAAGGTTTTCTATTTTGTATATTTATGAAATGTTTTTTCATTAATGGGTATTCCAAAATATTTGTTTCATCAAATCCCCCATTATGAAATGGATTTCCCCTACCAAAAGCAATTTGATATTCATATATTCCCTGTTGGATTAATGGGTAATGTGTTATTTTATCAAAATATTGATACAAATTTGAGATATTACCTGTTGGTAATAAGTCTGAATCCAAATATATTGTATTATTTAATTTTAAAGTTTCTAATGAATGTAATATAATTCTACTTTTTAAAAAAATTGCTTTATAAACATTTGTATTTCCAATGTCATTTCTAGTACCTTTAAATTGGATATTACTATCTATTTGTTCCTCAGTGATAAAAACACTATTAACATTTTCTATTGTTGGTTTGTATAAAAAATTAACGGTATATAGATAGAAAGTTAAATCGTTGTGATATAAATTTAGACTTCTAATTAAATTTAAAGATCCTTCTAAATAATTTTCCGTACAATATAGTACAACTGGAATTTTTTCAATCATATTATTATATTATTTTTTTATAAACCACCAAGTTCCTAAAAACTCATTAGTTTTATTTACAGTATAACCATTTTCTGATGCAAACTCATCAACTGCTGGTTTGACACCAAAAAATCCTGAAAATTTTGCCAATTCAGGTTTACCATCAGGATAAGTATAAACTGCTTGATTTTTTTCTTCTTTACCTTCATAAAAATAATCAGGTAAATAATCATGACCCATCACTAATCCTCCAGATTTAACTTTCCTATACCAGTCTTTCAAATCATCTTTTACCGCTTCATATGTGTGATTGGCATCAATATAAACAAAATCTAGTGATTCATCGGAAAATAGTTTAGAAGCCTCATTACCTGTCATACGTAACATGAATGCTCTATCTTCATATCCTTTTAAATTTTCAATAACACTCGAATAAGCGTCAATATGATGTTTATTATTTGTTGCGTCGTTATATTCATTTTCATTCATTGGTCTCCAAACGTCAACTAAATAAATTTTACCTGACCAATTTCTTATAATGTGAGCGGCAAATTCTCCTTTGAAAGATCCTACCTCAACCCCTTTTGTTTTTAATGATAGTTCTGACAAAAGATTTGGTAATTCTAATCTATTTTCCATAACTTAATTTTTACTTTAATAATTCTAAAACGGCGTTGAATACTCCGTTTACTGATGGTTGACATTCGAATGTCGGTTTATTTTCAAAACATCCGTGACTTGGGAACCCATCAGTTATTTTATTTGATCCATTAGTATTATATTTCATATCAGATTGACAAAATAACTTACAAGATCCACCAACAAATGTATGTTTATATTCTTGACTACCATTTCTCCATGGAGTCTTATAATAATGATGAATAGCACTACCAACTTCAATTATATGTGCATTTGTAGTGCCAGCAAAGTGTAACATACCTGTATCTAAAGTCACAACAGCCAAACTATTATTCAATAAATGCCAAAGTTGTGATAAGTTTAATTTATTACCAGTATTTATTATATTCTCATTATCAATGTTATGGAATGTTTTTTTATCATCCCCATAATTTACGTCTTTACCGTCAATAACAACTTTAAGTCCTGAAGATAAAATTTTATTAGCCAATTCCTCCCATTTTTCTTTAGGCCAAGTTCTCGATTCCCAAGTTATTGATGGATTTAAAACTACATATTTTCCACTTGGTAATTCAAAATCTAAAGGATCAGGATAAAACTCTAATGTTCTTTCTTCAGGTAGAACTTGAAATCCTAATGAAGTTGAAAAATAATCGAACATTGACATTTTTCTTATTTGTTTTTGAATCCCGTTATTTTGGTGGATATTGCAGTCGTAAATTAAAACGTTTTCAGGAATTATTTCACCAGAATTAGTATCATAAACTTTTTTTATATATGGATTATTTATAAAAAGATTAGGTAAATTTGTCTCTAAGTGTAACTTAACATTGTGACATCTACTTATATATTTTATTAAAGGTGTGACATTTATAATATCACCCAAACATCCAGATACCTTAATACCAAATTCACTCATAACTTTATAGGCTGTCGTGTTCTACTCGTTTAATTTTTGCAAAATAATTTTTGGTCATCTGTTCTTTGGTTTCACAATATTCTCCTTTGATAATAAAATCAAAAACCACTTCTAAATCTTCTTTCAAGAATTTTTTTGTACTTTCTTTGAGTAACCATTTTTTTGTTTCTTCACATAATGGATAGAGTTTATCATCATTCTGATCTTTAACCATCCATTCTCCAAGTGTTTGTGTTAGGTATCCTGTCATGATTTGAGTTTTTCATTAAAGATTTCGTCGCCTTTATTTTGAAGGTAATACTCAAGTGGTTGTATTAACTCATAATAGTATGTATGCCAGTAAGCGTCGATATGTTTATTTTGTATTTGTTTATCAAAGTTTCTAATTAATTTTCTTGTTGTTATAACTTGATCAACAGTCTTACAAGAGTCAATTACTTTTTCAATCCATTTTCCCACGTCTCCGTAGTGTCTACTTCTATTTTCCATATTGTTCTTCTAAATAATCATAAAGGTTTTTAAACTCGATTGTCTCTTCTTTGTTTTGATAAAACGACATCATCTTTTTTGAGAATAGTCCATACTTTCTGTCATGACCTAATCTATCTTCAACGTGATTTATTTGAACTTCTTTGTTTAGGATTGATGCAATTTTATTAATGATATCTAAATTTGTTACTCTAAATCCTGTTCCAATATTCATTATTTGGTTTATAACAGTATCATCAAACATGAAATCACAAATAACTTTAACATTATCATAAACATACATCCACTCTCTCACTTGTTTTCCATCCCCATATACCGGTATTGGTTTTTCTTCTTTGATTGATCTTGCAATTGTTGGTAAAAACTTTTCTTCAAATTGATGTTCACCAAAGTTATTACAAGTTCTTGTGATCAAGTAAGGGAGCCCGTAAGTTCTATTTGCCGATAATACCAACATGTCAGATGCCGCCTTTGTTGCTGAATAATATGAACTTGGTTTAAGATAATCTTCCTCTTTTGCAATATGGTTTATGGAAAAATGTTCATCCATATCACCATAAACTTCATCTGTTGAAATGTGGATAAATTTCTTAAGGTTTTTGTTTTTTCTTGAGATCTCTAATAAGTTAAATGTTCCTTCTACGTTTGTTTTCACGAAAGGTAATCCATTACTGATTGAGTTGTCAACGTGTGACTCTGCCGCAAAATGAACAATATAATCAAACTCACCTAGTTCATCTGCAGTTACATCACAAATATCTTTTTGTAATAATTTCACATTGTGTTTAATATTATTCTTACTTCCAGCGTATGTTAATTTATCAATACAAAGAACATCACATTCAAAATTATCCAATAAGTAATTAATAAATGACGAACCAATAAAACCCGCTCCTCCTGTAACAACTACTCTCATACTATTTAAACAAATTTTCAAGTTGTTTCATTATGATCATTTGTCGTCTTTGTAGATCGGCAACCTTTCTTTTTTCTTCCTCATTTAATTCGTAACTGTTTGCCTTTATGTCGGCAATCTCGTTTGCCAATTTTCGATGTTCATTCATCAATTGTCCGTGTATGATTCTTTTGTCTTGCATAATTTTATTTTTTAATCCCACCATTGGGCCAATTTTTCCTCTAAAACTCGGAAAAGAAGTTTATTTGCTTTATTATGATTATAGTAAGATACCAATAAACATAAACGCTTTTTATCATCTTGTTCACCGTGTTCTTTAATAATAGCACGAACTGAAGAAGGATATTTGTTTAAGTACTCGTCAAATCTTTCCGCAGTTGTTTCAATCTCAATAGATTTTAAGTTTGGGTTATCTGATACGTCCTCAAAACTTATAGTATTATCCCAATAATCCATACACTCTAATGAATAATGTTCTTCCTTAACTATTTCAAGTAAGTTAAGAGCCAAAGTCATATAACGATTGTCTCTTTCAACCTCTGTATGTCTATTGGCATTTACAAGTTCTTTTCTTTGGAACTCTATTTTTTTCTGTAAGATTTTTAGAATGTATGTCCCATCCCAATCTCTATCGTGGTAGATAGTTGGTATCCATCTGATGATGTTTTTTACACCTTCAAGAAAATATCTTATTCTCCAATTTAATTTACCATATAAAGTGTTTCTACTCCAAGCAGAGTCTTCAGGGATGGGTAGTTGTTTATATGTTTTCATTTGTCTAATGTGTGATCAATTAAAATAAATGGTGGGTGGATTCTAACTTCTGATCCGTCACTGTTGAAATAATATATCGTATCTCCATCAAAATTTATTGTGTCAGTATACCAAATTGCATCATGCATTGGGTTAAGTCCCGATGTTGGTACATAAACTTTTCCTTTGATTTCGTATTTATATTTTTTCCCACCACAGGAAAATAGTAAAAAGGTTAATAGTAAAATTTTAATTGTCTTCATCTTCATATCTTGTGTTATAGTCTTTTCTTAATTCTTCATATTCCTCCATGGCAACTTTATATTTTTTATTCATGTGTACCCATCCGACAACACAAACAACCCAAATAAACCAATACATTGCATCAAAATTTTTGGTCCAAAAAAAAGTATAAAAAAATTCAAATAACCAAATAAGAGTAATAAAACCTGTTATTCTATTATATGTTCTTGCCTCGTTAATTTTAACGACCATTTCGTTTAGTAACTCGTACTGTTTGTCTTCCATTTTACAAATATAATATTTTTACGGTAATTGATCAAGCCACTCGTTGAAGTCTTCAACAGGTATTTCATTATAATCCAAAAGTTCATTTTGCCAAGTTTGTAATTCAGGTGTAGACACATCCCATCGAGGTGTCATCGCAATCACTTTGGTTCCTTCGTGCTCTAAACTTCTAAATGTTGATTCTTGTTCAATAACTTTACCACTACGATATGTTTTGACCAACTTTGGTAACTTGAGGGTTCCTAGTTTATACATAAGGTTGATGTTCGCAAGTTGAATTTTAGCAACTTGTGAAAACTCATCCGAAGGTAGTGCATTAAACTTTGCTCTTTCTTGGACATTTAGTATCTCATTTTTTCTGTATTGGTATTCAACAGTAATTCTTTCATCACCATCTTTGGATCCTTTACGAATTGAGAATATTAAACAATCGGCTCTTTCTGCATAAGTTCTAACACAATTTCGTTGATGTTGTGATTCTTTTTCGTAGTCTGATGTTTTACGAAGAAGTACTGGATAATATGTCTCACCTTGATGTTCGATAGGTGTTTCTAAACTATCAACATCACCATAAAATCTTTCAATCTCACCTTTTCTGTATGATAGTAAAAGACGACTAAACTCCTCGTGTTCTAAATTAAAACTACTCATGTTTGTGAATTTTAGTCTCACATCCTCACCTAAATTTAATAACTCTCGTTTCATATCTAAGTGGTCAAGTAGTGTGCTCCATTTATACCCATCAAAATATGGCATCAAATCTAAAATTCTATCTTTTTCTTTTGGTGTTAAAGGAATTAATACTCTACTGGTATAATAGTTTGGGTAATTGTACTTATCTGTGTAGAAACATTCATAATACCTTCCCATTTTATTCATCTCCAGACTCTTCACGCTATATTCTTCATTACTATAGTGTTCATCAAAAACTTTGTTTTCAATTTTGTTAAATCTATCAATACCTAATAAATTATAGGTCATATACAATCTATCAAAATCAACCCAAGTCATTTCATTGAAAATCTGTTTAACCTTAGACCCTTTGAGTTTTAGTTTATCCATTGCGGCATCAACCAAATTCATATTGGTTTTTTGTAATTCTTTTTTAGAAAAGAATATACCAGTGAATTTTTTCCATTGGTTTGGTATTTTGATGTCATTAACTAAGTAATAGGTCAGACTGTAAAAAGATTTCATACAGTCCCACTGAAAGTTTTGTGGATTTTCAATCCCCATTCTATCCCAAATCTTTTCTAAGAAAAAATAAAGATATTGATCAACAGCAACACTATTATCAATTCTAATGTTTCTTAAGAAAGTTTCAATTGCAAAGTATGTTGGGTTAACTTTCATACTTCTTCCAATAATTTTTTTCTTTTTAGTTGAAAATGTTCCTGAGTAAAACATTTTCTTTTTGAAATTGAATGTGAGATAGTGTGTATTCTTTCTTTCAGTAAAGAACCTGCCTCCCACTTTTCTATCTTTTATATTAGTTTGATACTTAATTGATATTTTATCGTCACCCTCTTCTATGAATAATCTTTCTCTATCAAAATGGACTGAAGCAAATGGATTTCCAAAATGCTCAACAAAGGCATCTTCAGTGTAGATCTGAACATCAGAAAAGAACATATCTTTCTTTTTTGTTATAACATACAAACCTAAGACATTTCTATCTTTTTGATTTATATCGCAATAGTTAAGATATAAACTAGTTCTATAGTTCTTTATCTCTACAAACTTATGAAATGTTTTACCTTCTACTTCTAACATAGAGCAAAGATACAAAAAACCCCCGACTTATTCAACCGGGGGTACAAACTTTTTTTTCATTAAACTAATCTGACTATAAACTTACCGGGGTTGTTCCACGCTTCATTATAAACAAAATCATAATCTTTGAGGTTTTTTATTACTATTTCTATCATCGCATTACTTATTCCTGTGATGATCTCAACTTCCCTCGTCTTTTTATTCATTTGTTCCCATAAAAATTGGTCCATTAATCTGGATACATCTGCATGTTTAACTCCATGTAAATCAAGTGTTTTCATCTTTAAAAATTTAAAGTTTATTTGTCCTTCAAATTAAACCCTAAAGTGTGATTTGAAGTAACGCTTATTTGATTTGTATCGTAGTGTCTTATTTTTCCATCAGACAATGATGCACAAACCCAAATACTGTTTCTATGAATACCATAATCAAAAATAAAAAGAACTTGTGCCTCTCCAAAAGGCGTATTTACTGTAATAACCTGTTGTACTTCGTGTATTACGGTCATTACTTTTTTTTTCTTTTCTTAAAATATCTATAAATTAGATACCCACCTAAAAGAACTACTGTTAAAATTAGTCCTATACTGTGAATGTACGTTTCTATAATACTCATCATAGGCTATACTTATAAACACCATTATCAAACTCAACCTCCATCAAACCATCATTTTCTAAGATTTTTTCAATTTGGTCTGGTTGGAATTTGATGTTATCAGGTTCCATAAAGATTTTAAAAGCCTTAGTTAAGGATAATTTAGAATCAGTTAGTAATGTAAGAACAGTTTGGTTTTCACATTCGACAATCGATGGATATTGACCATTTACCGTAACAATAACTTTATCACCAATTTCTACTTTGTCTAAGGACACGACATATGGTTTTTCTTCAACCATAATCAATTTAACTCTTTGTTTTGTATTTTCACTCATAACATAAACCCGTACATTTGTGATACGGCTCCCATATACTTTTTTAGATTTATTACAGCTTGCTTGAAATCCACTCTTGGGGTTTCTTTGAACCTTTCTGACAGCTGATCATCAGTTAAAGTTTTATCACAACTATCGTAGATGTCCTTAAGCATCTGAAGATAAATCTCTTCTTTACTATAAGTATCATCAATTTTCTTTTCAACCACTTGACCCTCCAACTCAACACAATAATCAATCAATTCCTGTACTTCAGGATGATCCATTAAATGGGTATTAGTCTTGAATATTTGTCTTATGTTCTTCATTTGTTAAAAATTTAATAACCTTTTCTTTAATCCCACATTGTTTAATTCCTTCACTTGATTTTGGTGTTAGAACAAAATTATCTATAGCCCATTCATCTTTCCAAGTCTCACCATTCTTACCCATATTCAAATCATCAACCGAAACCCAATGAGTAACCTCAGGATGATCATGTAAGTATTGTCGAATCTCAATGGTTCGTGTTTGTTCTAAATCCCATCGTGGTGACCAGATAAATAAATTACCGTGAACGGTACAATTCTGAATGTTTGGAGTCAACGCAATTGGTCGTTTGATGATCCCTTGACTTTCGTAGTAATCACCAAGTTCTTCAAGTGTTGCGTGTAATTTCCAATCGGAACTTACAACTATTTCACATCCTGTTTCTTCAATGATTTCATTTAAGATCTTAATTGCTTTCTTATCAAAATCATCAAAACGATATTCAACAGGTGCTTCTTTAATAATAGATGATGATTCAGGATTTGCTGAACGGTATTTTGCCCATTTCTTTTTTCGTCCACCCCAATTATTTGAGAGACAGATTACACCATCATTATCTAAGAATAAAACTTTCATCTTTTAAGTTTTTGGTTTTTTTTGACAACAGCCAATAATATTACTACAAATATAAATAAAATTCCCCACATATACAAATGATAGTGGTTTATGTGAAATAGAAAAGGGGGAGTAGCGAATTCCCCCTTTGGTTGTTACCCTAACGGATAACGGTCCTAAAAGCCCACCCTCAAGGGATGGGGTCTTTTAAAAAACCCCCACCACAAGGATGGGGGTTCATATGATTTGTTTCAAGAGTCAAAAATAGGTTAAAAAGAGAGTTTTAAGTTTTAATCAAATGACTTTTGAGTATTTGAGATTTCAGCTTGAGTCAGTTCGTTATCTTTATCAATTATCCATCCAGTCGGATTCTGAGTGTAGAAAAACCATCACTTTCTAACCCTATCTACAAACCATATTAAATTTCTGTGGTTGCGTTGAAGGTGTCCAACTTGTCTTGGATTTCTTCAATTTTTGCTTCCAACATTTTAATCTCTTGGTTTCTACTAACCAATGAGATTTCTGAAGTTAAAACCACTTCACTTTCCATTCGGTAACGGTCACGATTTGATTTTCCCTCAGTACAGTCCATTTTCTTTAGAGCCGCAATTGTTGATTTCATTTCTGACATCCAAAAGATGTCTTCCATCACCTCTGCGTTTGCGATGTGGATTTTCGCCTTCAAAGATGCTAATTCTTTGGTGTCTTTTTGGATCTGATTGTACAACATCACTGTGCTGTATGGTCTTTGGTTTCCAACCTCAACTGAGTTGTGTTGTTGGATCAACTTAGTGTTCTCAGCAATGTTTTTAACCAGTTTGTTCTTCTGTTTAAGTGCCTGTTTAATTGTCATGTTTTCTTTTTTGTTTTGAAAGTATAAGTAATCTTTTTTACTTGGTCAAGCGAATTGTGTCAACTGTATAGTAACAATAACTTTCTTCATCAATATGACAGTGCTCTACTTTTATCTCATATGACGAATATGCGTCACAGTTAGTCTTTGATGTTTTACAACTTGATAATAATATCAACCCAATAATTAAACTAAACTTCTTCATTTTATAAATCTTAAATAATAAATTTCACCTAATAATAACAATGCTAGTGTCGACATTACAAAACTTAATCGATCCCCAACATAAAATGTTCCTCCCATTATAAATATTAATATTAAAAATAATGGTACATAATAAATTCCTTTTTTCATCGTCCAAATCCTACTTTTCCTGATCCTTTAATTGATGGTGCTTTCTTCAATCCTTCAAGGTTATCCATCACTTCCTCAAATTCTCTTCCCATAACTATAGTTGAAATTACAACTTCTTTCAAGTGTGAAAGAGACATTCCTTCTGTTCTTTTTACCCACTCTTGAACGTCAATACCTTTGATGTCTTCTTCTGTTAACTTATGACGGATGTATGCTTCACGAATCTCATCGTTTGGTAATTCCACTTTGTATCTTCTATCGAAACGAGATGGTCTGTTGGTAATACGATCCTGTAATTTCTCAGGATAGTTAGTAGTTGCAATATAAACAACATCTTCAATTTGTTTTACACCATCTAAGATGTTTAACAATCTACTAGTTTGATGACTGCTCTCACCCGCGATTGAATCAATGTCTTCCAATAAAACGATCAATGGTCGATTAGGTTCAATTTTTCTGAATGTCGCAATGAAGTCAGTAAAATAATCAACATCTTCATGATCTTTAACATTTATGATAATACCATCATTGTCAATTAGTTGTTTTGAAATCAACTGAATGATACCTGACTTACCACAACCTGGTTCACCATACATCAAAATACCTCGTTTGTGTACAAAGTTATATTGTTTGTATTTGTCTCTACGGTCCCAAAAGTTTTGAATATCTTTAAGGATATCAGTAATTTCATATGAAGGTAATTGATACAACTCATCTGTTTTGAATGGTTGTTTCTTCAAGGTATGTTGACTTAACTGTCTGTTCCAAACAATCTCATAAATACCTGCGGGAACTTTAGGGACTGATGTGAATGCCGGTGCAAACTCTTCATCTTGTAATGTACCCCAACATGTTGGTAAATTACTTACCGGAGTCTCTTCATTAAAATCATGTGTGGTATACGCATCATTATCAGGTATTCTAATATTTTCCATTTCTTCAATCATCTTTAACTCTTGGATGTAGTCATCAATTTGGTCCTCTCTCATCTTACTAAAATTGGGTGTATAATTATTAATATTTCTTCTGTTTTATCTTTCACTTTTACAACTCTGTCTTTATGGAGTTTCAGAGTTTCTTTTGGGTTTTTTGTTTTTAAGTGTTCAAATTGAGATTTCATTTCTGTTCTCGCGTCTGATTCTTTTTTGAAGTACCCGAAGTAGTCATCACAACCACCCACTCCTCTTGTTCTATCGTAAACCCCATAGATCAGGTCGTTGTCTTTTGCCATTATAATTTATTTGCGATTGTTTTGATTGTTTCTTCATCTTCGTTTGAAAGTCTGTGTCTGTTGTTCATTAGATTCAAAAGTGTTTTTTTCCACTCTTCATCTAAAAAACTCATACTTTCATTTTTACTTGTGTTAGTTGAAATGACCAAACCTTCTTCAACAAATAAATCAACCAACTTCAGAACTTCACGATCTGATAAATTTTCGTAGATCTCATCAACCGATAAATCTACTTCTGCTTGTGCCCAAAATATTGCCATAATTTTTTCTTTTTTTTAATGATAATAAAAAAAGGTGACTCCATCAATGGGAGTCACCAACATTATTTTTCTCTCCGTAGATCAAGTAATCAGGATTGATCACCTTCGCCACTTTGTGACGATCACCACTCAAGCATTTTACAACAATACCTTCGTGAGGAACTTTAGTGCCTTCAATGAAATTACCAAATACGAACATATCTTGAGTCTCTTTATTCCATGGACCAGTATATAACAAATCTACTTTTGGTAAATCTAATTCGTCAAATATACCTCTTTCAGTGAAGAATGGTCGGTAAACACTATCTATCTCAACATCGAACCCAGCGAAACGGATGTCAGTTAATCCATATTCGTAATTCTTTTGGATACCATGTCCGTAGATCTCACCGTAGATCACGATACCACTACCTAATCTTTCAGGTGTGAAATATCTTTTCACGTAGTTCCACAACTTATCTTGGATATTGTATTCCTCAGCTACGGTTCTCCACACATCGGTAGAGTAGAACCCTTGAGAAGTAGATCCTTTTTCAACATTATGTGATCCGTAAACATAATCAAACTCAACCCATTTGTTTCCAAAGAATTTTTTGATACGATCCAAGATAGAAAGTTTTTTCTTTCTTACAATACCATAACGAGCATTGGTTCCGTGAAGTTTACGAGTGATTGAAACTTTATCCTCTTCATTGAAAAGATCAGGCACATTCTTCAAGTTAGGGAACTTGTAGTAAACGTGGAAGTTAGGGTTTTGGTGGTATTTGAATTTTCTACCTCCAACACTCATCTCAACCATCTTAACTGGTGGTTCGTACTTAGTAACACCCAAGATACCCATCATATCGTGACCTTCACTTACATTGTTCTCCAAAGACTTTGGTGCTAAGTATTTGAATGGTATTAATAAACACTCAGAGTAAACTCCACGAAGTTTTACAGTTCTAACTCTTTGACCTTTTCTCAAGTATCCAGTCACTCCCATCAAGTCAGATAACTCAACAGGGATTACCGCATCGGTAGTTGCAACAACAACCTTATCACCCACACCATATTCACCTTTCTTGGTGATTGCTTGCCAACCACCAACCATTGCAAGTTCGATGTTATCTGCCCCTTCTATTGGTCGGATTTCACCGATCACACCAACATAACATACACTATTTAAATTTTCCATTTTCTATACTTTTTCAAATTCTTCTTTAACTAATCCTATTTGGTCATTCAACCCTTCAAGTTCTTTAGATATCATTTCTTTAATAGCGTCTTTGTTATAAACACTAACCTCATCTTTTCTTGAGAGAAATGCTTTTGATGGACTAAATTCAATTGTCACACCTAAAGAACAAGATTCTAATGCCAATTCCAATTTACGCTTCTGTCTTTCTAATCTATCAAGGTTTTCTTTAACTTTTTTTGCTTGTTCAAATTTTTCTAATTCCATAACTATTTTTTTATATTGTGTGTTCCCAAAATACTCTATCACAATTTTGTGGTAATCTGTTGATGTGTCGATAATTGTTAATATATCCCATCATATTAGCGGCACCAACAGCATTTGCTGAATGAACAACAACTCTAACAACAGGTTTTCCGTCCATCCACTGATTAACCAACCACTTGGTACAATCCATACCAGTCTTTTCGGTGATGTTGTCATAGTTGATCGCATAGTTTCTTACAACACCGTGTAACCATTCTTTCATCGCACTATCACCCAAGTCGTGGTCCAAAGAAATCAGTTCAATATTTTCTAAACCAATCTCAGTTACCTTACTCACAAACTCGTCATAAGAACGAACTACTGTCCATTCAGGGATTCCTTCAACCCGCTCATTATTAGGACTCACAGGAGTTCTAACATCATCTAAATAAATTCTTGCTTTTTCCATTTTTACAAATATAATAATTTTTCTGTATTCAATTCTTTTCCTGTTATCACAAAATACGCATTTTGTAATTCGTGAACATATTTCATCGGTTTAATACCACTTAACCCTTCAATACCATACAAACCTTTATGTATGTGTGTGAGTGATGTATCATCTGTCTCCCACCATTCAAACTCACCAATACCAGGTGCAGTGTTTTTCATCTTAACAAAATGGAGTAACTCCAAAACCTCATCAGTTATTTCAACCGGTTTGAAGTCATCGATGTGAAGAGGTAAACCATCTTTGGTTCCAATATAAAGTCCGTTAAAGGCAATCGCTTTAACATTAGTCGGTGTTCCAAAAATTGGGTGGGTCACAATACTACCCACCCTTAACTCATTCAATGTCATACAATCCATCTTTTTCATCATCCTTCATCATCTGAACTAACAAAGCTTTTCTACTATACTTTCGTATAAGTTTGAAGATTTCCGTAATGTCCGTAAATTCTGATGGTGGACTATCTAGTCTAGAAGGTAGAAATATCAAAGTAAACCCATGATTTCCTTCGAACCTCTCTTTCACTTTGATACCACAGATTTCATCAATATAAACCCATGGGTAGTTACCCTTAAGTTTTACCTCGATTCCAATTTTTTTCAATCTTTCTACAAAAACCTTGATCTTATCACCAGTCAATTTTGTAGGGTCATTTTCTCTTTCCATATAGGTCCCAAATTTAGTTTCTATTTTTTTCATTTTAATAATTCTAAAAATATTATTACAACAACGGACCCGAACAAATATCCAAGTCCCGAACATAATGCCAATCTTATTCTTTCCTTCCAAGTTTTTGACTCAACCATAAATCCCACGAAAGGTAATGATAAAAATGGTCCGATGAATGCAAAAAACAACATTCCAATATAGTTCTTATCTGCAACTACAGTGATGTAGAATGTACTTCCAATCTCTAATATAAGTGCCGATAAGAAAACAATCAAATATCGTTTAATCATCGAAGAACATATGAATGAATTACTACAACTAACTTACCATTCATCAAGGCTCTATCGGATTGTATTTGTATATCTAACCAACCCAAGTCTTCTTTGAGTCTACCGGCTTGAACTTGTACTTCGTGTTCGGCATCTTCTTTTGTTTTGAAGAAACCAAAATAGGAATCACAACTTCCTGTCTTATCACACACTCCGTAAATTATCTCTCTTTGAGCCATAACATTCTAATTTTTCATTTTTAACATTCCACAAATCTTTCACCCCCTCTGTCATATGACAATTATGACGTTTTCTAGTCCTACGACCGAAATCAACAATCATATCATTATGGCGATTTTTTATAAAGTGGGGACACTCTTTACAAGGTTTTTTCATTTCAACTTTGAATTAATAAATTCTTTAACATCTTTCAACTTGTCAAAATCATATTTAACACCATCAATGGTTACTTCGTAGGAATGCCATTTGGTGAATTTACTATCACCTCTTTGAAATGTTCGTGGGTCTCTTTTTCGAAAAGAATCCTTCATTTTGGATCCTTCATATTTGGTGATCTCAAATCCAAGATATTTTCTTTTAGTTTCTTTAGTTGTCCACATAAAACAAAGATAAGAAAGTTTTTTGAATAAAAACAAAAAACCCCACTTTTTTGTGGGGTTAATTTTATTTTTTGTATTTGTATTCGGTATGTATTGGTCTTTTACCGTATTTCTTTTCCATAATTTTTTGATGAAGATCCCAATTTAGAATTGATTCACTAACTTGTTCGTCGTCTTTTGCCATGGCGTATAGTTTTGATATCTTCTTTAACATTTTATTTGCAATGTATTGGAAGTTTTCAATTTCATCTTTAAAGAATTTGGTTGGGTTTTTTTCATATTTCATAGTTTGAGATAAAAACTTTCGTCTAATCTCGTCTGTTTTTTCTAACTGTTTAACCTTATCTTTTAAATTTGGTGGTAAAAGTCCAAGTTGTGATCCGAATTTTATCATATCATCCATATGATGTTCCGTCATTCGAACAAACATTTCCATTCTGTTATTCACTAAATCAATATAAGCAACTTCCAACACTCTGTCAATCTTTTGGTCAATATTCATATTAGATGGGTCTTCTCCGATGTGGTTTAGAAGAGCATCTAATCTATCCTCATTTTCTTTTAATTGGTTAATGAAATCTTCAAATGTAAAATTTTTAATTTCAACTAATTCTTTAAATACTCTATTGGTTTGTAGAAAATCTAAGAACTTTGATTTTGTAATATTTTTTGATTTCATCGATGATGCAACCTCAACAGGTCTTACAAGATTTTCAATACTATGTATGTAATACATATACCTAAAGAAAACTCTATCAATAACAGGTATTCCAAAATTACCTCTTCTTTGCGTTGCTTGGTAAGTAGCATCAGGACCAATTTTACCAAACTTTTTTGATTGTTTGTCGTATTTGTGTTTGATCTCATGAGCCAATGATGCGACGTGTTCGTCCCTTTCTTCCTCCATTTTTCTAATTAACCCTTCAGGTTCCCAATTTTCACCTACAGCAAATGTTATTGTTAGTTCCAAAGTTGTTGACGGTTCGGTTTCTTTCATATAGACATCTCTATTAAATCCAAAACCTCCTCCCATTCCCATTGAGATAATGTCTAAGACTCCTTCTTCTCCGTCGATAGTTTCTATATTAACTTTTAATTCATATGAGTCAATCATTACCTTATGTTTATCACCTAATTCAAATTCAATTTCACCATCAAATTCATATTCATCTTCGATACTATCTATTGATTTGATTTCTTTTTCAACAATGTCATACAACCTATTAGCAGCGTCCAAAATGTTATCAGGAACCCCTAAAGCTTCAGTTATTAGTCTTAATTGACTTTCGGTGATAATAATATTTCTCATAACAATAAATATGTTGGAGTTGTGATTTAACCCACAACCCCAACTATATCATCAAGGTGGTGATCCAAATCCATTTCAGATCTAATCTGACGACGGTCCATCATATGAACTATCTCAGTAATTTTATAAGGAAAATATCCATTACCATCCATACCAACATCCAATCGTTTTCCTTTACCCCATTTATCTTTAGCCGAGAAATGAACGTGTCCGTGAAGATGAATTGATCCTTTACCCAACTTATTCCAACTAGCAAATGGATAATGAGATAAAACAAAATTAACATCATCTATACTTACCTCCAAATAGTTAGAAACAGATAAAAACCTGTCTCTTATATTTTCTCTATTCTTAGTTATGTGTTGATCGTGATTACCTAAAACAAGATGGACATTTTTACAAACAAGACGATCTAAAAACTCACCTATCTTTTCAAATCCACCAAAAGCAACATCACCTAAATGAATTAAAGTATCATTTGGTCCAACTTTTTGATTGATATTGTTAATAATAACCGAATCCATCTCATCCAAATCTTGAAAATTCCTTGTTTGGTCGATAGGAATTTTACCATCTTTTGTTCTCCAATTGGTAACACCTCGACAAATATTTTTATGGTGGTAGTGCGTGTCAGATGTAATCCAAACAATACCAGATGTTAGTAATTTATCAAATTTTGTCATAATTTTATTTCAAAACGGTTTTTCATTTGTTCTAATTTGTCTTCAGGAACTCCATGTTGATTTATTCCCCCGTGTCTGTTTTCAACTACAATTGAAAATACTTTATATCCATAGGTTTTCGCTAGTTCAAGGTAAGGCTCCATCTCCCACTCTTGAGTAAAGGTATTTGATACCGCAATTTCAAGATAATACTGATCATTAATCATATTATCTTTCATGTAATTTTCTACTAAATTTTGACACCATTTATGTGCGTCTTTGATTTTAGAAATATCAAATTCGTATTTACCATTTTCTTGATTGATGAAATATTTGTCTGCTTCACAAACTAAAAAATCTTCACCAACCAATCTTTTTGCAAATGTTGATTTACCGCTACCCGGTATTCCTCTAACGATATATAATACTTTTTCCATAATACAAAGATATGAAAAAAATTACATAAAAAAAGGGAGTTTAACTCCCTTTATTATTTTTACGATACTAAACTTAAACTTCCATAACCGGAATTCCTAAGTATCTCTCAATTGCAGATTTTGTATTTTTTCCACAAATTCCGTCTTCAACTAGACCAGCTTTAAAGCATTTATTTAATGCTTTTTGAACTGTCATCACCTCTTCTCTCGTATTTGATGCTTCAGTAATTAATGCGGATTCAACAATATTATTTTTTAATTTGTTGTATTGACTTTCTGTTAATTTAATCTTGCTCATAGTTATTTGTTTTTTTTTATTTAGACCAATTTGAAAAATCGTCAGATGAAACTACAGGATCAACTTTTTGATCCGCTTGAGGTACTCTCCAATCATCGGCGAATCCATCTTCTTTTTTACCCTCTTCACCACCAGCTCCAGTAGGACATCCTTTTTTATTCAATGCGTTTATTGCGTCTTGGTAATTGAAGTAGTATCTTTTTCCTGGTCTTGGTGGAACAACAGGTACAGGTGGAACAACAGGTACAGGTGTTTTACTTTTTGGACATCTCCAACCTGATTTTCTATAACCGTCAACGTCATCACCCCAACCACATTTCGCAGCATTAATTCTAAGTTGTGTATCATCAAGGGGTTTTGGGATTTTTTTAGTATTTTTTGCTAATTCAGAAATTGGTAACCAAACATAATCTCTCCATTCATTGTCTTGATCTATATCACCGTCTAGAGCTTCTAATAATGTTTCAGTAAATCTTTCATAATAAATTTTACTTAGAGCACAAAAGTCAGGTATTGTTTTTAATTTTCTTAAGTTTTTTGCAATTAATGCTTCATCAGTACCCACTCCAGTGACTGCAGTTCTTAGAAAGTCCGCAATGTCTTCAAGTTTTTCACGAGAATTTACAGGTTTACCCATATTTTTTCTATTCTCACGACAAAATTTAAATGATTTTGCAACTCTATCATAATATCCACCACCCACTGTCAACCAACCAGTTAAAGCACCAACACCTAGACCAACAACAGCACCAACAATAGCTCCTGGAGGTCCAAACGAAAGTGCCCCAATACCGGCACCTGTTCCAGCACCAGCAAGCGCCGATCCTCCAATTCTAGTATTTTTAAAACCTTGATCAATATTTTGTTCTTCAATATCCCCTCTTTCTTCTTGGATTTTTTGTTTGTGTAAAGAAAGAATTCTTTTAGATTCTTCTTCTGTTAAAATAAATTTATTTTTCATATCAAATTTTTTATTATATAAATATATGAAAAACAAAAAAAGGTGAGATAATCCCACCTTTTATTTTAGGGCCAACATTGAATGTCAGCTTCTCCACCACCTTATTTTTATAGAACAAGGAAACTATAACCTATACATCCATATTTTTGTCTCACCGTATATACCAAGTATGTCATTAAATGGTTTGCTTTCTATTGTACCTGAAACAATATTAAAATTTATTAAATTTCCACTAATACTACCCCAAGGTGTATCGTATAATGTTAAATTGTATGTAGTTGATGTTGTTGTTAATCTATATTTGGATGGATACCCATTAAAAGTATAATCATCAACATCGATAAAAATTAAAGTGTCAGATCTTAAGTCATCATCAAAATCAGTGTTCAAAACTTTTTTGATTACCCAAGTTTGTCCTGCCATTGATAATGTAGAATCAACTAATACAGTGTCAGTGATTATAGGTTGAGGACTCAATGGTTGTTGAGGTTTAATATCTTCTTTGATACAAGAAGTTAATAAAATGTTACTAAATAAAAAAAATACAAATGACTTCATCATACTAAACTTTCAATTTTGTTTCTAACTTGTTCTACCAAACTAATCTCAGTTGCGTTTGTTAAAATAACAGATTCTTTGAGGATCTTATTTGGTATGTGAACCAAGAAAGTATTACCATCAAAGTAAGATAAATCCTCACCTAAGTTCAATGCTCCGTCTACCATCTTCAAGAAGATCTTAAATTGGATTGGGTCTACGAATGATTCAGAAAGCAAAGTTCCGAATTTTTCGTTCATGATTTTAATGTTATGGTTTAAGGTCGTCTTTATCATCTGTAATTATTTCTACAAATATAATAAAAATTTTTGTTTTAATCTCCTATTTGAAAACTTTTTTTAAAATTTTGTAGAGTTGTTCACTCCCTTTCTGTTCAGGAATATCTTCAGATTTAAAATATTTACAAGACGTGTGTTCGTGACCATGTGATGCCTTAGAAAGTTCAGGATCTTTTTTTTCTTTAATGTTTTGTAAAAACACAAACATCATACCTCTTTTGGTCCCGTCATCATTAAAGTTATCAATTATACCAACAAGATCCAAATCCGTTCCTATTTCAATATTTGTCTCCTCATGGAACTCTCGAATTGCAGCTTGACCTGGCGTTTCACCATTTTCAATTCCACCACCCGGTATGGACCAAATATTTGGTAATGTTTCTTTTGGTGATCGTTTACAAAGTAAAACTTCATCACCATGTTTTAAAATAACACCAGAACTTCTTCTAAACTTTTTCATAGATATTTATAAATATGAAGGCAAAAATAAATAATAATCTTTTTAACCTAAAAACTGTTTTTACTGATAAAGATACTCAACAAGGTATGATGAATAAAAAATTCGATGATACGTTTGATGGTATGTTGTTTCTAATGAAAAATGAACCTCATTCTTTTTGGATGAAGAATTGTATTATTCATTTAGACATACTTTTTATAAATGGTAATAAAATAACAAAGATACATCATAACTGTAAACCATGTTACTCTGACGATTGTGAACACTATTCTGGTGAAGGTGATATGATCTTAGAATTACCTTCTAATACTTGTAAAAAATACAATATTAAAGAAGATGACCTGATTGAATTAATTTAGGGAATCAAAAAACATTTTCAAAGGATCACTAGAGTCCAAAGGTTTTTTTACGATATCGTCAAAAAAACCACTACTTACAGTTTCGTCATTAGTTTGATCATCTTCTGATTTGTTTTCTTCATCCTCAACTTGTTCAAGAATTCTCTTAAGTTGTTTCTCGTTGATTAAATAGTTTTTCATATCATATAAATATCACTCACTTTCAATTTTTACTTTTGTTTTTTCATCAACAAAAACTTGGACTCTTCCTCGAGCGACATCACAATAGTTTGGTGATAACTCAATTCCCAACCATCTTCTATCCAATATTTCAGCCGCCACTAAACTAGTTCCTGAACCTGCAAATGGATCTAAAACTACATCGTTTTTGTAGGATAATATCTTAATCGCTTTAGTTGGTATGTCCATCGAGAAAGTTGCCTTGGTGAGTGATTTAGTATCTGCAAAGTAATTCCACTGACCAAACACAAGTTCCATAAATTCTTTCTTATCATTCTCGTCATATACCATTTTGTTCCTTTTTGAACCATCTTCATTTTCAATTTCAGTTAATTCTCCAGTCCATTGTGGTTGACCTTTGATTTTTTTAATGTGTTTGTTTTTGTATGCTAAAATGACACATTCTTTTGGGTTATAAATGTACGGTGAACTTGGGCTCATCCAAGATCCCCAAGCAGTGGTTTTACTTCTATGTGGTGATTGTTCTTCAAGATCAACAATACCAAAGAAACCATAACCAATTTCTTTCATGATCTGCCACATCTCCGACACAAAGAAAATACGTCCACCTTTTTTTTGACGATTGATTTCGTAAGGAATGTTAAGAGCAATTCTTCCATCATCTTTTAGTAGTCGATAGGCCTCAGATAACCAAGACTTTGCAAACTCAACATACTCGTTAAACTCAACGTCATCTTCGTGAACATCGTAAGCAATCCCAACTCCGTAGGGTGGAGACGTTACAATTAAATCCACAGATCCTTCAGGCAATGTTTTCATTACCTCAACACAATCTCCGTTAATTATTTTTCCTGTTTCTATCATTATTTAAATTCCTGCTGTTAAATGGTAGTAGTATCCTTTACTGGATGTATCACCAAATGATTTATATATTTTGTATTCTTTTTCTTCGTATAGTATACCACTTACTACCTCAACTCTACATCCAATGTCATCAACTTTGAATCTTAGCTTATCGATCTCGAAGTCCTCTTCTAATGGAATATCGTAAACAAGGTGTTCTCCCTTACAATAGTCTTCGATGATTAGGTAAGCAACCTCACCACAATATTGTTCTTCATAATCACTTTTTTCGTTATCAAATTCCTCACTTTGATAAACAACATTCCCTTCCTCGTCCTCAACTTTCACAAAGAATGCGTCGGGATATGGGCCCATAATAGATTCGTTTGGTGAATCAAAAAAAGTATCAACCCCCAAAATTTCACATATCTGATCGTGATCCAATTCATCTTGCTCAACACCACCATCTCGTAGAGCTTCATATTGTTCTGTGTTCAATTGGAAGGGGTAAACTTCAGCACCTTTACCACCTATTGTAATTTTGTAGTATTTCATATTATTATAGATTAAAAAATGTAACTAATTAATTTTAATAAAACAAGTCCGGTCCCAACTAACCACGATAATGTAATTAGAATTGCAAAAATTCTATAGTTTCTTTCCATTTGATCTTTTGATCTTCCTTGAAAGTCGTTTGGGTTCCAGTCTTTTTCCATTATTAAATAAAATTTGAAATTAATTGTGCCAACTTATAACCTGTGAATGCTCCTGCCGCGGCGGATCCTGGAAGAATAATAAATTTACCTAACATGGTTTCATATTTCTTCCTATTCACAATATAAGAAATCAGTATGTAATAAACAATATAATTTATAAGAACTAAAAAATCCAGTTCTTTGGCCGCAAAAACTACAATTGAGTTTCCTAAAAACCCCCACATAAAATTAATTAGGGTTTCTCTTAGTAATTCGTTTGGTGTTGTAAGAGCATCCCAAACATTAATCTCTTTATCAAAACCTGTTTTACTTTTCGAGTGTTTCGATGTGGTGTTGGAGGTACCAGAGTGCTTTTCTGAGGTCCTCAAGTTCTTTATCTTTTCCTTTCTTTCCTGCACGGCTTATATATTTTACTGTATTTCCTAAACTAAATCCTAAATCCCAAGCGTCAATAACTTTAATTGCTTCGTAAGGGTTATTCTCACCACCATAATGCTGTGGGTGGTTTACTTGTTCTACTTTAATTGGTGGACACTGACAAAGTCCCGTTCCTCCACATACACATTCTTTTTCCATTATTCTTCTTCTCTATATTCTTTTAATAACTCATCGTTAGACATTGTACCGTATTTTCCGGTAAGACCATCCATATCAACAAATGAGGTCATCATATGTTTTGTATCATATATTTGTTGTGTAACATCAAGTGATTTAACAATTTCACGAATAATCTTATATGGATCCGCATTTGAGCCTGGTCTACGATCTTCAACATACCCTTTCCATTCTTTTGCCGTGTCCTGAGGAACTCTAATTGATGCTCCACGATCAGATACTCCCCAACTGAATTTATCCATCGCCTGAGTTTCATATTCACCTGTCAATCGTAAGTGATTGTTTGATCCGTAAGCTTTGATATGATCTTCATGTCTTGATTCAAATGCGTTAAATAATGCCATGAAATATTGTTCATTCCCTTCAAGTCTCATCATGTCTGTTGAGAAGTTTGTATGAAGACCTGAACCATTCCATTCTCCGTGTGTGATTGGTTTTGGGTGAAGTTCGATATGGTATCCGTACTTCTCAGCAATCTTGAAGAGGAAGTATCTAGTCATCCAAAGATCGTCACCACCTTTTAATTTACCTTGAGAAAACACTTGATATTCCCATTGACCTAAAGCAACCTCAGCATTGATTCCAGTAATATCAATCCCATAATACAAACACATGTCTAAATGTTCTTCAACAAAATCACGACCAACAACGTTTTGACCAACACCACAGTAATATTCACCTTGACCTTTAAGAATGTTTCTCTTGTGACCTAAAATGTTACCATTAACTTCTTCACGAATAAAATATTCTTGTTCAAAACCAAACCAAAGATCTTCAAAACCTTCACCAATACTTGATCTTTTGTTTGATTCGTGTGGTATTCCATCTGAATTTAATACTTCACATAAAACATAAACGGTGTTGTTTTTAAGTGGAAAATTAGATGGTAAGTAATGTCTCACAGGTTTTAACAAACGATCTGAATTTCCTGTTTCAGCCTGTAAAGTTGATGATCCGTCAAAATTCCACATAGGAAAATTTCCATCAAGTAATGCATTCTTGACAGATTCATAATCAACAATCTTAACTTTACTTCTTAGGTTAGGTTCAGGCTTATATCCGTCCAACCAAACATATTCCAATTTTATTTTCATTTCATTTTATCTATTAAATTTATTATTTCTTCTTTTGAAAACCCGTCACGAAATAACCCATAAACTTTGCGTGAGAAATCGTCGGTACAAATTATTGCATCGGCGTCCAAATAGGTCATAAGGTTTGGGAGGTTTTTTAAAATGTTTTCTTTCTTTAAAATTCTCTTATTAAATCCCATAACTTATTCTGTTTCTTGTTTTTCTTCTTGGTTTTTTGTTTGTGATATAAGTCCCGCAATTCTTCTTTTGAATAGGGGTAATAATGTTTCATTAACAGGAAAAATTCCGTTTGATGACATTTGAAATACTGGTCCCATTCTCTTGTCTTTTGGTTCGTATGTAGAAAATGTAGATATTATCTTTGGAATGGTCAACTCTCCGATCTCATCGAAATAAATTAAATTTATATTTGCCATTCTTTGTGGGTTACTTTTTGTTTCTTTCTTTATAATGTACTCCCACACATAAGTTTTTTTACTTTCTGTTTCAGTATAAAAGAAATAACCTTTTGGGTGTAAGATATTTTTTTTATTTCTTTTGATTTTCATATCCAAAGAATCAAATACTATTGTCCAAACAGACTTTGCAACATTAAAGTATTCCATAATTCTTGGTGCTGAATAAGATAAGATTTTCCTAAATTCTTCATTTTCTTCATCGGACATGGTTGGGGCATCTTTGACTTTTAGATCCTTAACCATAATCTCATCATCTACGGTGTTCAATTTTTTATCCGTGTAGACAATTTTCTTATCTCTCATAAGAGCTTGTATATTCATTAAGTGTAATGATAATTCAATAAATCCTGGATATAACTCTAATTTATCGAGTTTATCTCCCATCTTTTGGAAATAAGAAAGTAGTTTGTATTCTTTGTATTCTCTATCAATAGGTTTTTCGAACATCCAATCGGTGTTCATCAAAAATTCTATTTTTTTTCTTCGTGCCATTCATAATAAAAATATGATATATTGTTCAACAAATAAAGACCTAACTAGCCCTCATTACAAAATACCAGTCACCGTTTACCTGTGTTTCAAACATTTCTCCATCATAAGAGTTTAATAGATTACCATATCCATCACTATTTACGACAATATCCGTAACCTCATCTAAATCAACAAAATCCATTATAAAACTTTTTTCATATCCGTAGTGTTTAATAAAATCATCAATATCATCAACATATTCATTAACTCTATCATTGATTTCATTCTGTATGGAACTTTCATCATAACCACCTTGTGGATCTTCTATAATTTCTTCTATCGTCTCTTCTAAACCTTCAATTTTTCTTTCGATGTTTTCGTATTCTTCGTCAGACAATTCCTCACTTTTTAATTTATTATTTAGATTTTCTATAGTTTTTTTTAATTGATTAACTTGATGTTGTTGATTTGTAGATAATTCAAGTCCTATATCATAGTTTTCAGGATCATCTCTAATTATATCTTCATAAAAATCTTCTAACCAACTTTCCCACTGTCCTCTATCAAGTGCTTGATCCCAAACCCAACTTGTAAATGCCTCATAACCCATGTCATCAATAGCATTTTCAACATATCTTTTAGCTGCAATATCTAACTCATCTTGAGTATAAACATCATATGTGTCTGGTTGTAGAGTATCACTACCTAACCATTCGTATTGTTTTCCAATACCGTGACTTCCTGTACCATTAGGATAAATAAAATACTTGTCTTCTTCTACTTCTTCACCATTGTCGTCTTTATATAAAGTGGGTATACCTTCTTCAACTAAGAATTTATATAAAGCTTCAGTTCTTTCAGAATCATCGTCATTATTTTCAATATTCCATTCTTTATTTTCTCTATAATCGGATAATTCTGAAAGTTTTTTATTTCTTTCTTTTTTTAATTGGGTTGTATGCATTGTCGATCCCCAACTACTAACATATCTATCTACGGTAACACCATCAAGATTAGGGACATTCGTATTGGATATATCTAACCTACCCATTACTCTCACAATTCCTGTAAGTGGTCCAACGGTTTTAAATTTTCTAAGATCTAAATCACCGTTAATAACAATACCCTTACCACGATAAGGTTTTAGATTTGCAACTCTTGCTGCAATACCACCAACATCTTCTAATGTATCCAAATATTGATCAGGAGTTAGTGTAACAAGATTCTCATCTTGTTCTAATAAGAAATTTTTAAAGAAGTCTCTCATACTTGATAAATATAACAAAATAAAAATAATTGATTTTTATTTATTATGAATTAAACTTGTTTTAGATACTATTTATAGATAAATAAACCAATAAAAATATTTAGTTATGGGCTGCGGATGTAAAAACAAGCAACAGGCACAACAACCTCAAACACAAACTCAAACACAAACACAACAAGGTGCTAATACCACTCAAAATAATAATAACGTTCAAGAGTCGGTAAAAAAAATCATTAACAAATATTATAGAAGATAATATTTGCGTATCATCGAGATAAAGGTGTTCTGTTTGGGACACCTTTTTTGTTTATTAGATATTTATACCATATGAGTTTAGATAGAGCAAGACAATTAGTTAATTCATTTAATTATGGTGATTTTGATGACGACATTGAGCCGTATTTTAATGACTTAATAACATTCTTTAAGTTTGTTAAAAAATACGGTCTTTTAGATGAATTAGATTTAGGTCAAGTAGGTTATCGTAATTGGGACAGTGAACTAATTAATTTTTTAGATGAAAATGGTGTTTTAGGTAATCTTAGTTATGAAGACGCACCCGAAGAATTAAAAAATATATTACTTTTAAAAGGTTTAGAAGACAACTACGAAGACACAGTTTATTTTATAATTAACAATCTAATAACTGATGTTGAAATTAGAAATGGTGGTTTTTATCTAAAATTAAGAGATAGAGAAGAGTTAAGTGAATATTTTTGTAGTGGTAGTAGAAGAAGTGATAGTGGCCCTAGATATGTTGCAAAACTAATTTTAAGTGAAGAAGGTTTAGGTCACGATTGGTATTATGATTCTAGTATGACACCATACGATACAGTAGATGTTTTAAATGATTCTAACATAACACATCTTAAAGATGTTATTTATAAAAAAATAGGAAATCAAGAATTATCATTAGAGGATTATGATTCGGACTTTTTTGAACATTTATCTGAAATACAAGAAACTGAAGGATATTTTAGAATAAGGCCTGAAGATTTAAACGACTTATTAAAAGATAGTGACGCATCAAACGAACTTTTCAAAAAAGATTTAGAAGATATTGGCGATGAACTAAGAAGTATCTACTATAACTCTGAAAATCAAGCATACGAAGATGAAGTTTATGATGCTGTTTATAATGGTCTAAGTGAATACTTCGAGGGTCGTATTGATGAGGTTCCAAGAAAGGTTGGTGAAAAAACTAAATACGACCAATATATTAAAATCAGAGATTTTATTGGAATTATAAAAACATTTTTAGAAAATAATAAGGGTGCAACATATTCTGACTCTTTTTTAGAATATTTTGGTGGATATACATCACTTATAAATGGTATGATTTATAATGATGAAGTAGAATGTATTGACATTAGAATCCCCGATTATCCTGATTGGGACAGAACAAGAAGAAACATAAACGAAATGTTTTTAGATTATATTTAACTCTTTATAGTTTCATTTAATTCTCATATTCATTATAAAAACCAAGAATATGAGAAAATTAGAAAAAAACACAAGACGGTATTTTGTAAATCTATTTGCAGACTACATCCTGTCAAAATTCAACAAATCAGAAAATACAATTATCCAAGTTACAGATTGTGAAACATTTGTTGTTGTGAATGGTCAAACCATAAGTAGTAATGTTTTAAATCTTAATGAACTTAAAATAGAATTCATAGAATCAAATAAGGAATTATTTAAATCACTTAATAAAGAAAGTCTTAACATTATTGACATCATTAAGTATGAACAAGAAATCACAGATTTTCCAAGAGCGTGGATCACAGTTAATAAATCTTTGTACGTTAACGAATTAGACCCCATTTCAGAAATAAACATCTCATCAGAGTTTCCTTATGGTCATAGTTTAGGGTGTGGTAGAGGAATATTATATTACTCACATTACATCTTTAATCAAATGTATTCTTTGTTAGGTGTTGATAAATTATACTTTCATTACTCAAGTGATTTAAATGAAGATGAAGACTATAGAATTAAAGTGATCTCTGATTCTCAAGTTCCAAAAAAATCGATTGAGAGTCTTGTTTTAGATTGTTTTGATATGGATCTTACTGAGTTTAAAGAAAGGATGTCTGACTACGACTTTACAAAAGATGTCACTGATCAGACACTAGATAAACCATACTTAGTCCAAGATCGACTAAAAGACATAATATTAATATAAAAGAAAACCCCTCAATTGAGGGGTTTTTTTATCTTTCGTAAAATTCTTTGATTATTTGTAATCCTTCATCTATATCTTCAAAATCTCGATCAGGAGCGTATAGATTTGATGTTGGGGATTCACTTTCAGGATTCTCAATTAACATGAATGCTGGTACAAAATCATTTCCTGTAACTTCAACAAACATATCGTATTCTTCTTCATATTCATCAATATCTCTATCAATAAATTCAATATCAGCTTCTTCTAACATTTTTTTAAAAGTGTGACAATGAGGACAACTCTTCATTGTAAACACAACTGCAATTTTATCCATTGATTAATTCACTTACCATTTCTTTTATCTGTCCTTCATTCATAATCCCCACTTTTGTTTCAACCACTTCACCTGAATTAAACATTTTTACAGTTGGGATACTTCTAATACCAAGACTTAAAGCGACTTCTCTGTTATCATCGATATTAAGTGTATACATTTGGACTTCACTTTCGTTTGAAGATGCAACTCTTTCAAAAATTGGTTTCATCATTTTACATGGTCCACACCACTCAGCCCAAAACTCAACAACAAGTTTTTCACCAGCATTTATTTTTTGTTGTAATTCAACACTACTAATTTCCATCTTTTTTTAATTTTTTTAGGTTTAATATAAAGAACTCAACGTCTTTTTTTCTATTTATAGGATAATATATCTTACAAGAAAATGAAGAGACTAATGGGTCAGTTTTAGATAAATATATGTAAATATTGTTATCATAAATAAATATTCCATCAGAATATGAAACCCCATCAGTATATTGCATACCGTCCAATAAATAATTCTCAAATCTTGGTTTTTCAAGTAAACTTTCAGGTGTTAGTTCAATAAAACCCGTTAGTTGGATTGTTGAATACAGTATTTTATTTTCCTCTATAAGAAAATCTAAAAGTCTTTTTTCGTGTTTAAATTTTTCCATAATATAAAAAGGGGGCTTTCACCCCCGTAGTTTTAAATCAACATCAATTCTGCTGCCTCCCAAAGTTTAGTGTTTAAACGATTCGTAGCTTGGATACTCTTGATCCCACGAAGTGTTGTTTGTCGTCCTCTTGGGCTTTTGTAAGTGAATCCACCTCGAGTCATTTTCTCTTGGATCACGTTAAATACTGTCCAAAGATCACTTCCTTCATCCTCAGGTCGAAACGGTGTTAGAAGGTCTGTAATGTCGATAGACTCAGGTCCATTTCCAACAGCCCAACGGATCTTAACCGCTTCTTTGATTAAACGGAGTTTTTCTTTTTCAGTTAACTCCTTTTCCATCATTCGAGTAACTGACTCTTCGATTCTTGGAAGTTTTTTAGAGAAGTCCTCAGCCAAACCTCGAACATCATCGAATGAAAAATGATTGTGTCGAATTGAGAATTTCTCTGCAACTGATGTAGGAACTGTAAGTCCATTAGAACACACCAATCGGAATAGTCCTGCCCCCATAGAGAATGTTGCCGTACCATCGTGAGAGTTTCTAACGATTGCTTCAACAACTGTGTCACCAACTTTTGGTAATTCACTGTTTCGGTATTTTAATTCGTGCATTGAGTGGATACCTCTACCTGTTTGTTTTACAGATGACAGTTTCCAACCTTCTCGGTCGAAGATCTCCATTACTTCATTGGTTGGTACGAACTCATATTTGTTCGTCATTTTAGAAGATGGTGATGTGGCGAATACTGCCGGTGCAATTGATTTGATTAGTTCTGGTGTGTATATCATAGTTAATTATTTTCTTTGTTTTTGTGTTTGACTTTACGAGTATATGATTTCTTACTTTTTTGCACGATAGGTCTAGTTGCCTGCCAGATTTCTTGTATCGTTACTTCTATAGTTTTCATTTTGTTTCTCGTTTATCACTCTACAAAGATAATAATTTTTCAATAAATACCAACTTTAATTTAAAATAATTTTTCCCCACTTTGTTTTTTGGACATATCCTTCAACAACAGCCTTAGGATTTGGCGTTTCAAACAGTTCAGGAATCTTTAATTCTAAGACAATGTCAATCATTTGTTGTCTAGATAAAACATGATCTAATCCTTCATCAACATTGTTTTCTGATTTTTCTCTTAATTTCAAATAAAAGTCTTCTTTTTGAATGTTTCCTATAAGTTGCATTAAGTCACCAGGATTATTTTCAAAAAAGGAAATCAGTTGTTTAATGTATATCTCACAATCAATATTTTTCATATCTAACATTTTTAATAATTATAGGAAAAAAAATCCTTATAAAAAAGAAATGGGACTTATTAAAGTCCCAAATCACTTAGATCAACATCGCCGTAGTCTTCGTCATCATCGTCCCCCATGGCGTCTTTATATTCTTGGTCTTTTAAATCTTTAACGATATCATCAACCATTCTTTGGATTATTTGTTGTCCTTTTGGATCTCCACTTAGAATCTTTTTAGCTAAACTCATAAATTCTTCAGCATTTAAAGCCGAAAAACGCATAAATAAGTAGTGTTGGATGTGTTTCATATCATCCTCGAACAATTCCATAGGATATGTTGCAACAAACTTCTCCCAAAAAATTGGTCCTAAACGAGAGTCCCAAATCTCAGCAGGAAGTGAATCTTCAGCGTTTAATACCATTTCTCTTTGTTTTGGGTCATCAGGTAAACCATGAGTTCCAAATACCTCATAAACACCTTTAACTAACTCGTGTACAAGAAGTGGGAATGTAACAGCTTTAGCTTTTACTGTTGGTGGATCTGTCTCATCATCATATTCTGATTGACCCATTTGACCACCGCCACCACCTGCCATTCCTTCCATATCAGGAAAGATCCAATAAGCATGTTCCATCAAAGATTGAGTAACAGCGTAAAGGTTCATTAATTGTGGATTGATATCATTGATTTCATTTCTTACAAGATTATACATGTGACCTCCTTTGAAAGCCGCTCCTTGAATTAATGAATTGATGAATCTTCTTTTGGCTCTTTCTAAGTTGAAGTTTTCAACGTCACCCATGAACTCTTCAATTTCTTCTTCACTTGGCATTTCAGGTTCATCTTTCATCCCTTCTGCGGCACCCATAGGTTGTGTCATAAGTTCAGCTTTAAACTGCATTGCCCCTTCAGGAATACCCATTTCTTTTTTTACAAGTTCAATAGCCAAATCTTCAAGTTGTTTTTTGTTTTGTGACTGAATCATAACAAGTCTTTGCATCGCTTGACCAACAGTTCCCATTAACTGCATTAAAGCATTTTGACCTTGTATAATTCTTGTATCACCCATAGCCATTCTAACTTTGTCAACTGAGTCTTTGAATCTCTTGGAAGATATTAATTCAACAAAGTCTTTATCCATATTAGGGATAGCAGGAAAATTATGATAGGGGGTTTTTTTACCGGTAATTTTTCCCTCAACATCTCCAGCCATTCTTTCAGGACCTTCATAGTCAATTGGGGCTTCCATAAGTCTAACAAATTCAGATTTTGGCAAACCTTCAGTGTATAATTTTTTTCTTAAATCTTTCATATTATTCGAAATCAATTCCAAGTTCATCAAAGGTTAACCAATCAGGTATCTCATCTTTTCTATTTCTAGCCTTAGGATCCGGTTTTGGTCCTGGTTTTGGGCTATATGGAGTATTAGGTTTTTTTCCCGGTTTAGTTCCAGGTGTTACCTTAGTTCTTTCTTTTTCTTTTGTACCTGGTAACATCACAGGAAGATCCATTTCTTCGTCCAATTCCATATCATCATCACTATGTCTATATTTAGTTTTGTATGATGGCATGTCATGAGGTATTCTCAGTTCAGGATAATATTCTTCTTCATCATCATCCATATCATCATCCATATCACCATAATCTATATCATCATAATCTACGAATTCTTCTTCATCGTCAAATTGTTCCTGTTCTGAAATAATTTTACCTCTATTGTAATTAAAAAGATACTTAATATCATTAAGCTCTTCAAGTATTTGTTTTTTCATACCAATTTTATTTAATAAATATCTAGTTTTTTTATTCTGTCACCATATAATAATGATAACCCAAAGAATAATATAAAAATTGACCTTTCTTTTTTAAAACGTTATTAATTTCTTCTTGTTTGGTTACTTTAGCACCAACAATTTTTTTATCTTTTGGTAGTTTTCTACCAGGGTGTGTATTTAACACATCCTCAATAGGGTCCAAGAAATATTTGAGTTTTTTAATTAGGGTTTTTTTATCACCTACGGTCCCGATTCCGTATTGTTTACATAATGATTTTATTTCGGGTAATTCAAGTTTGTTTAAGTCTTCCATACCACAAAGATACGAAAATTTTTACAATTCACCAACTCTGAAATTTGTAAAGAATGATTTGTACTTACTTTCAAAGTAGTTCCAAGTGGGTCTACGGTTCATTTCTTTATCATGGTAACCTTTTTGGTAGGCTTCATTAACAATTCGTTTTTCATCTTCTCTAACTTGATTTTTGATCATAGTTAAAGCCAGTTTTGTTTCTTCTGAAAGTCCTTCAGTTTTAGATAATTCTAAGATTTTTTTTTCGATTGGTCCCATAGTGATGATAAATATATAGTTAAAATTCTTTTAGATCAACATCCACATCAATTGGAATTCCGTATTTTTCTAACTTTTTATAAAAAAGGTCATAAACTTCTCCTCTTAAATAACCAAGAATATCACTTCCTTCATAATTGGATTGAGCTTCAAAATAAGCTGCCTCAATTGTATCGTTAACTTGAATTTCGTTATCGGTCCCTTCTTCATACATTTGGAAATCCATGGTTCCATTTAGATCTACATTTACAAATATATCTACTCCAAAATCTTCACCTAATCTACCAAACTGACTTACTTCAATAACTTCTACTCTTGTATCAAGATTACCCCAATCACTTGTAAGGTCAAATATTTTTTCGTCAATTTCATTTTTAAGTTTTTCAAATAAGTTATTAAATCCACCGTTGTATCTATACCAAATGGGTCTAATGATTTGAAAGTCTTCATTTGTGTTTTTTCTAATATCTGTAATGTCGTATATTATATCATCAATATAAGGTTCTTCACCTCTCTTTTTTTGTTGGTTCCATACTGTATAACAAAGTTTCTGAAGTTTATCTTCAGTTAGTTTGTTATATTGTTTTTCTGTAATTATTATTTTCATGACCCCGCTTTAATATATTTTACATCAACATTAAATTTATTTTCAAAAGAGTTTTTAATCATATCTAACACTTTTTCTTTTTTGATTGGGAACCAAGATTCTAAGTTGTTTAAATATTTTTTTGATATCCACAATCTACCATCAGATTTATCATATTCAATAAACGGCTCGTTATCAATGTTCCAAACAGCAGTTTTATCCCAAATAACAATATAATAATCAACATAAGAAGGTTTGTTTTCATCTAAGGTATCATCTACGAGTGATTTCATAAAATCATTCATTAGTTTTTCTTTCTGTGATTCTGTGATTATTATTTTCATTCTTCAGATATAATTAAATATGGTACTATCACTTCATTTCCTGTAACAGGTAAAATTATTTCATCCATAGAGTCCTGAACAACATCTTTAATTTCTTCTTGTATTTCCCAACCTAAATCTTCATCATTTATTCCTTCGCTTAAAGATATGTGTCTACCATCCATAAGAGTAACAGTTCCTCCCGGTAATGTTTTTCCGTATAAATAAAAATCATAATCTCTATATTCCATATTAGTGATTACCCATTTGAAATCATATCCTCCAGTAATTCTATCATCAAAGTCTTTTGTTGAAAATGTTTTTCCGATTAACTTTTTAATAACTTTTTTAGTAAACTCATCATCTCCCACTAATTCTCTAAATGCTTGTTGAGCGTAATACTTTTCCTGTCTAGTTGTAATACCCCAAAATTCTAAATCTTCTTTATTAAATCTAATTTGTTCACCTTTTTTTTGTTGGTTTCTCCAATATTTTTTAATACCCTCAATATTTTTAATAGCAAGTGATTCTTTTAAAAGACTATATTGATTATCAGATATTATTATTTTCATAACTATACAATATTAGCCCCACTTACCTCTTTTATTTCAACATCAGGAAAAAGTCCTTTGAAGTAATCATAAACCGCATTTTTTAAGTGTCTTGAAACAATGTGATAAGGAATATATTCTTCCATCTCTTTATCTATTGAATAATCATAATATACGGTTTTTGATGGTATTCTATATACAAATAAAGGGTCCCCGTTTTCAGTCATCAGATAAATTGATCCTGGCCATTCACCCCAACCTTTAACATCTTTAGATATTGTCTTTAAAAACAACTTCTTATACTTTGGATATTCATCAGCGTACTCAGCATCAAAACGATCTCTTCTATAGGTTTCGTTGATTAGATTATACTGTTCTTCTGTTATGATGATTTTCATATAAGATAAATACTTTGTTAAACAAAAAACCCCCGATCAAAAGAAGGGGGGTTTTAAAAGAATGTAATTTATTTATTATCCTATTTGTTGTTTCAATTGGCCAATTGCTTGTAGATAAGCCGAATTATCTTCTGGACTCATTTTACTTTTTAATTTGTTATATTTATTAACCATTTGATTGTATTGTCTCATCGCTTTGTTTTTATCTCTTTTACCTTGTCTAAATTCTTGTCTGATTTGTGATGCGGTTTTTAAGTCCGCTAAAACATCAGGGTTTTTTGACGTAGGTGCTGGTGTTGTTGACGCTGCTGGTGTTGTTGACGCTGCTGGTGTTGTTGACGCTGCTGGTGTTGTTGACGCTGATGGTGTTGTTGACGCTGTTGGTGTTGTAGGTGCTGTTTGTGGGGCATCAAATGCCTCATCACTTCCGTCAACGTCACCAGGTCCTTGAAATGCGGTTAAGTTAGCTAAGAATGGTAATTTAGCGATAGCATCTTTCGCCGCTCCTGTTGCCGCTGTCCAATCTGCAAATTTCCCTTGTTTTTTTAACGCTTGAGCCTTAGGACTGGCAGGTTTTTCCTTCAATTTAAAAAAATAATTGTCTCCTTCTTTTTTGTAGTCGTAATCTTTGTCATTGTTGTAAACACCGTCTACTTGAGCATTATCGTCTTCAAATAAAAAACCTAATTCTTTAGATCTTCTACCTTCATGAAGATTTAAAATTCTTCTTTTTTCTTCTTCATTAATTATTAATCTTCTATTCATTTTTAAGAGTGTGTAAATAAGTTGAAGTCCTCGTCTGTTTCAGCTCTTCTGAATACAGATTCAGGTAGAACTTTTTTAGGATCGGATCCTCCAAGATTTAGTACCATAAGGTTTTGCATGTCCCCCACACATTCAGGTAATTTTTGAAGGTCTGGGTTATTAACTAAAGATAAATATTGTAAATTTTGTAATTGACAAATTGCTTCAGGTATAGTTGCAACACATCCAACAAAGTTGATTGCGTTCAACTGTTTAAATCTTCCAATGTCGTTTGGAATATTCAATGAAATTCTGTCTCTTGACGTGTTTTTGAATGTAAGTCTTTTCAGTGACTGAGGAAGAGTGGCGAAGAATTCGTCAAAACCATAAAGTGCAATGAATTTTGATGCCGAATCACCTGGATAATCAATCACAACTTTTTCACCTTTATCTCCGGCTAATGACTTCATGAACTCAGGTTTGAAGAATTGTTTTAGTCCCTCTTCATTTGTGTTTAAGAATTCAATCAAATTGATTTGTCTGTCGTCCGCATCCATGAATTGGTTATCAGGGAAGTGGAATTGGTATCTGTTTGCTGGTAATCCTGAAACTTCACCCGTTTCTTTTCCGTAAGATTTAAACGATGATGGTTTATTTGGGATTACAACATATAACGGTCCTTTACCGATATAACGATCAAACCAAGAAAGTCCAGGTGATGATGTACACCAGTTAGTTTCACCTCGTCTTGCCTCATTATGAGATCCACCATAGAAACATGCCGCTTCTTTACCTAATGGACCTTTATCTGAGATTTTGGCAACTGTCCAATCTTGACCTCTATAGACGATATCAGCACCAGGGTGAGCAAATGTCTGAGATGCTTCTTTTTTCTCAGCGGCTGTTGCTTTAGTTTTTTCTAAACTAAAATCTTTAACTTGATCATAAAGAGTCTCAGGAGTTAGTTTATTGATATCTCTATATTCTTGAGGTAATCTATTTTTAAATCTTTCAAACTTTTGAAGGTTTGTTGTAACCTTATATAAGTCTTCCATGAAAAGATCTTGGAATGCCTTTAAAGCCGCTTTATATTGACCTGATTGTGGATCTGAAACCATTAAAGGGTGATCAGCAGGTAATTTAGGAGTGACAAAGTTTTTTAATAACCATTGAGCGTATTTACCAATTTTAACCTTCTCCATCTGTTCAGGTTTAACATTATCAATATCCATACCGTCAGGGACCTTTGTAGTTGGGTCAGCGGCGATAAGTGCGAATAAAGTTTCAAAAGGCATAATACCTCTTTGACCTCTTTCTTTTGGTTTTACGAACTTATCGAATAATACTTGAAATCTTGAACTTTCAACAATAAGATCTCTTAATAGATTGGTGAACCTAAGTGACATAATATTTTTTATTTAATAAATATTTGTAAACAGTAAAAAATTAATAATTCATTATCAATAATTCTTCCCCCATATTTTGTTTCTCACCTTTCTTAGCGGAAGCGGCTTTGGCAAACTCTTTTTTAACCCAAGTATATTGTTCTTTAGGGAACCATTCTTGAAGTAATTCAAAGTCATAATAGGATAGAGAAAACTTACCTTTAACTCCGTGTAACACATTAGCTAAACGCTCATGATCTTGTCTATCAAAGTCATGGTTGGAGTAATAGTTTTCTGTTTTCCAATATGGTGGATCCAAATAAATGTAAGTAGACGGTGAGTCATACTTCTCAATTACATCCGCAAAGTCCATGTTCTCAACTTCCGTAATTTTAAGGAAATGCTCAATCCAATCAGGTTTTGATAACTTATCTCTAAAGGTAAGATATTTTGATTTATACTTACCTTTAAGATCAATAAAGTTTGATGTTTCAGGTTTTGACCCACTAAAAACTTGTGTTAGAATGTATACATATTTAGCGGCAACTTCATAATTGCCAGGTTCTACGCTGAAATTTTCACCAAATAATTCAGCCTGAAAGCTGATAAATTGTTCTTTATATATTGGTGGTGTTGGTTCCTCACCCAACTTTTGACAATCAATTGCGTTAATTGCTTTCAATAGTTCAGTTGGGTTTTGAACGCATTTGAAGAGGTTGTAGTTCAGCGGGTTAAAGTCATTATAAACAACTTTTTTAAGGTTTGGGAACTGTTTCAGGTCCATATTAAAAAAACACCAAAACATTCCGCCGAAAGTTTCTACATAAACCTCCATATCTTTATCGTAGAATGGAACTATCCATTTACCAATTTTACTTTTTCCACCAATATAACTTAACATGTAATAAAGATACTAAAAACAAGACGACTAATCAATTGTATTTTTATTTTTCAACTATTTATTCTAGTATGAAAATGCTTCAAACTCTAAGATCAATTATTGCCGAGCAAGCCGACAGGGAAGATTTATTATATATCAGTCCAAGAGGTAATTCATTCTATGCTTCAAGTCATCAATCAATAGATAGAAAGGGTAATAAAGATTTTGATTTCATAAGACAATCAATTTTAGATTCTATTGACTCTGATACTTCAACACACGAAAGAGTTGCGGTTCCAAACGACATTTTATCACAAGTTATAGAATTAAAATATCCAAAAATTATTAGATCATTTGCAGATCATTCACTGGGTGATAGGTTAAAGTTTGTTTATAGAGATGAGGATAATGAAGATGAAGAAGTTTTTGATTATTTAGAATTTATAATTGAAAAATCTACTGACAGGGTTTACGTCATTCCAACAAGCACTTATTCATTTGATGGTAATTATCTTAGATTCTTCAACAAAAACAAACCCCAACAGAAGAAAGTAATGTTGGAAAACTATTTTCATATTAAAACCATTGTATTATAATTAATTTATGGACGAGAAAAAAGCAACAGAAGTAAAATGTAGAACTTGTGAAGAAAGTAAACAAGTACAGAACACCCAAAGGTTTGTTCTAATTGGTGGTGGGATATTCTTCTTTTTTGGTATCTACGGTATCGTATCGTTCATTAAAGACATTATATCTTTATTCTAATCTCTATCAAATCTTACATATTGGTTGATCATCAAATCACCAACAGTGTCTAATCTAAATCCTTTTGATTTTACTCTTAATGGTAATGATGTGTCCACTTTCTTTGGCATTTTAACATTCAACATACCATCAGGATGTGGTACATTGAAACTTCCTTGTTTAAGTTCATCAAGATTCATATAAACATTATAAACCAAGTGGTTACCTATTTTATCAAATCCATCTTGTGGTTTCAAATCAATTCTAACAACTAAATCACCATAGTTTCCGTTTTTGAAATCTCCCATTCCTTGTAATCTTAAAAACTGACCATTATCTATCCCATGTGGTAAAGATATATCCAAGTTTTTTATTTCAGGTTTTGACCCACTTCCACTACACATAAAACATGGGTTAATGGTTATACTTCCAGTTCCACCACATCCATCACAAGCCATCTGTACTACTTGGACGAAAAATCCTGACCCAACTTGTCTAACTACAACACCTGATCCGTTACAAGTCCCGCAAGTTTTTTTATCACCACCAGTACCTGAACATGGTTCGCACATTGTTTGTCTCCTATATGAAAGAGAATGTTTGTTTGCTCTATATGAATCTAAAACACCAACATTCACTGTAATGTTTGTGGTATGAACAGTTTGTCTTGCCTTTCTAGAACCGAACATGTTAGAGAACACATCGTCATAGTTGTCATAATTACCAAATGGATTTCTTTTTTTAGCATCGTATTCTCTTCTTTTAGATTCATCACTCAAAGCATCGTAAGCGACCGAAATCTTTTTAAACTTGTCTTCATCACCTCCTGTGTCTGGGTGATTCTCTTTCGCCAAATTACGGTATGCCTTCTTTATTTCATCTTGAGTCGCATTTTCTTGGACTCCCAAAACTTGGTAAAAATTTTCATTATTCATTTATAAAAAGAAAATATTATTATTAATTTATGAACTACTTAGTTGTTGTCTTTAAAAATAAAGAAAGAAAAAAAATAATCAACAAATTTAAAACTAAAGAAAGAGCTAATCTTTTCTTTGATAAACTAATTGAGGAAAATAAATCTGTCATTTTTGAAACTAAAGTTGAGAATGCTAAACTTTGTGATTATGAATTATCCATACTTGAAAAGAAAAATGATACTTTTGATAAGATGTTTGTTAGGGATGAGATGGGTAGGCAGGTTTTGGTAGACTTAGATGATCCTGATTATAAAATTGTTAAAGTTGTAAAATACAAAATACCTGAAAAAATCTACGATGTTGATAAAAAGACAAAAATAACTATGGATGTTTTTATCAAAAACTACTTACCAAAAAATTCAATAAAGTTAATTTCAAGATTAAATAATAAGGTTGTTTTGCAGAATGATAATGACGTTAATTTGTTTTCTTTAAAGGATGAAAACGAATCCAAAAGATTTTTAGATAGTCTTAATGAATTTTTGATTTCTCAAGAAAGAATTGATTGTATAATAGTTTCTGAATCCTCTAAAGCTCAAAAGAAATACTTGTATGATATTTTATCTGAAAAAGGTATTAGTAAACAATCACTATATAGAAGATCAACTACCTTTAAAACTAGATAGTATTTTTCTTATCCAACTTTGTTTTTTTGGTTCTTCTATTTTGACCTCTTCTTTATTTTCGGGTCTTTCAAAATTTTCATGAATAAATACGTGTTCAATTCCTGAAATATCAATTGAGAATCTTTTGTGTGTATGATCTATTTTACGAAAATTTTCTTGTACTTGTTTGAAGTCCTCATCATTTAATTCATAAACACAAATGACCTTACCGTCAGGAAAAATATTTTGTAGTCCATCAGTAACTAACGCCAATTTTTCTATCACCCCAATAACACTTTCTTTATTTTCTTCCATAAACTAAGCTTTTCTTGTTTTGGTAAAACTTCTTCTTTTTTTATTGATTTTAATGAATTTATTAGATCTTTTTTTTCTTTATCTAATTCGATTTTATCTTTTTCAATTTCACTGTTCAACCAATCCACCATTTGTTCCTCTCGTGTCAACGATTTCTTCTCCATCATCTAATTTTTCTTCTAAAATATCAAATTTTAATGACTGTAAATTGTCTAAGTTTTCTTTTTCAAAAATTCGTTTTAATTCGTCTATTTTTTGTTTCAACAATTTCTCTTTCATTTCGATTTCTTTATTGTAAGAAATTATTTTCTTTATATTAGAAACTGTTTGGTTCATTTCTACTTCGTTAAATTCAGTAACAAATGAAAAAAATCTAAAATTATCATTTAATTTTTCGTTCTCAACAATCTTATCTTCTATCACATATTTTTTAGGTATTTTCCAATTAGCAGGAAATTCAATATCTATTGTCAAGTATGTTTTCAATTTTCTAACTGACACTAAAAATTGAAATATGTCTTTTAATTCGTTATACATTTTTTTAAAAAAATTTGATTAAAATATAAGTTATTAAGTAGGATACAAAGAAGTAATTGGATATTTTTTCAAATCCTCGATAAATTATCTTCTGAGGATTTTCACTTAATATTTCAGCAGAAATCTTAAATATTTGATTAGTAACAAATATTATTGATAATACAAAAATAAAAAGACACAAAATATCCAATTCCCTCATATTACTTTTTTTTCTCCTCTAAAATTTCACCTCTTAATTGTTGTAAAAGTGCCTTTAAATCTTGTGAGGTTTTTCTAGCTCTTGTACCAGCACTTTTGTTTCCGCTAAAGAATTTGTTAACGTCAACACTTAGTTGCTCAGTAAGCTCTTTAATTTTTTCTAAAGTTTCCATTTGAAATTAAAAAATTATTGTTTATTACACATAAATTAGGTTCTAAATAAACTATTGTAAAGTTTAAACCTTAAGATTTTTATCTAGTGTTTTGTATATATTAAAGATTAAATCAAGATCGACTTGTGTGAATGCCTTTTCTCTATTGAAAAGATCATTGAAAAATACATCTATTGAATTTCTAATTGCTTCTTTGCTTTGTCTGTAATATATCTCATTGAATAGTGTAAAAAAATACTCGTAGTGATCTCCTTCCATGTCAAATGAAATACTTTCTCTTTCAAAGTTATCTATGATTTTTTTCCAACACCAATTGAAGTGTTTTTTGTTGTCGGTGTCATTCATCTTTACTGTGGTTTCACCATTATCAGATTCATCTCCAAGATATGTATTTTTGATTAACAAGAATAGACTATAAGACAGGTCATAATACAATTCCATTTTTTCAGGAATTATATTATTGACCCTGAACCAGATGTCCACCTCTTCAGGGTCAAGATTTTTTGTAATGTAATTTAGAAAATTATCCATAGTAAAAAACTATGAAAAAATTATAGGATAAGACTAAGTAATGTAAATTATTGAGTCTTTTGGTTATAGCCCATTAGATTTTGAATTCTTTGGAATTCTTCTGTTAATTTTTGTTTTTCTTTTTGATTAACAGATTCCTCAACTTTATTCAAAACACTTTGTGCGGTTTTTTTACCTTTCTTAGATTTTAAAGAACCTCTTTCAGTTACCTCACCAGCCTGATCAACAGGTTGGGTTTGTCTCTTATAAGAAGCCTGTTGTTGTTCTTGACCATAAAGATTATCTTTATAGTTTTTGAAGAATTTCTCACCAACTTCACTTGGTACAACATTACCTAAAGCCTTTCCGTCTTTATCAACTTGTGCATTTCCTGTAGTACTGTCACCTTTCAGATATTTTTCAATTCTTTCATCATTAGGTTTGATCTCATCATAAACTAAATTAGTTTGTCCAGGATAAGAGAATGCATCAATGTATTCATCAACAGCTTCAGATGGAGTATATTTTTTTCTTTTACCACCATTTTCAGTTGGGAATTTTTGTGTTTCTTTCATTTCGTATTTAGACTCTTTGTCAGACATACCTTTTAAGTAATCAGTCATTTTTTTAGCAACCATCTTTAAATAATCTTCATTTTCTTTCTTATCTTTTCTGTGTGCTTTTTCGTACTCTTGATAACCTTTAGGCTCGCTCATTTTGAATTTTTTTTCTTCATTTACTGTTTTTTCAATAAGTGAAATCAACTCATTTTCAGTAAAAATTAAAGACTCAGTAACCTTTCCTTTCATTTTTTTACTTTTAGCTGCAGACTTCATAGATTCTTTTTTATTACCATCTTTGTCTAAATCTAAAAAGTCAGGTTTACTTTCTTCTTTAAACTCATCTTTTTCAAATTCAACTTCGTAAAGAGTTTCTTCCTCATCTTGTTGTTTTCTTAACATTTTGAAATCCTCTCTATCTATTCTACCGTTTTTGTTTTTGTCAAGTTTTGTTTGGTTTCCATATAATTTTTCATCAAGTTCAATTTCATACATATCACCACACTCAGTACATTCATCTTCTTCTAATTGATCCCAATCAGTTTCTGTGTCTAAATCTACTTCTTCCCATTCATCGTCTTCATCATCACTATGTCTATATTTAGTTTTGTATGATGGCATGTCATGAGGTATTCTCAGTTCAGGATAATATTCTTCTTCATCATCATCCATATCACCATAATCTATATCATCATAATCTACGAATTCTTCTTCATCGTCATCTTCCATATTGTCCATATCTTTCATAATTTTTTCAATTTCTTTTCTTGAAAGTTTTGAAAAATTCATCTTTCCATATTTCGGGTGTCCGTCATCCATACCACCTAATTCCATAACTTCACCTTTAGAACCACACTCAAGACATTCTCCTTCATACATTTCGCTACCACATTCGTTACAAGTTTCTCTATTACCTTCTTGTACATAGTCAAATGCTTCACCAGCAGGATTGAATGGTGCTTCCTCATCGTAATTCAATCTTTGTAAGATAGCGTCGGCTTTCTCATTAATATTTTCTGATATAATTTTTTCAAATCTTGAGTTGATATATTGTCTTGTGTTCATAATTATTTTTCTTTATAAATATCTTCACTTTTGTCTTTGTCTGATTTCCTGAAAGACAATTTCTGAAATATAGTTTTTATCAATCCCGTAGCTACTCGAGACACTGTCTATTGCATTCTGCACTGATTCGTTTTCGAATATTTTCAATGCCTTTATATCTCCCTGATTACAATAGGGGAATTTTTTACACTTTTTCTTAACTTGAACAAACTTTCCTCCTGGAATTTGTGATTTAGAGTATCCTCTGAAGTCTTTTTTCTTCATGGATTTTGCCCAAATTGAGGGTTGATTATATTGTCCACTTGATGATACACTTGTTGCTTCTTTTGTTTCCGCTTTCGTTACTTCTCCATCACCATCCTCAATACTTAAGTCATATTCGGCTTGTTCTCTAACAGTCTTAACACCTTTAACTATATCACCTTTAGTCGTTGAGAATAATGGCATTGAGTATCCACCAGCGGATGCCGCTCCCATCGCCTCTTTAGATTCTTCTTTCTTTTTTGACTTATTGGAATTTAAAACCGATTCAAGGAATTTTGTTATTTCCTCAGGATCTTTCAAATATTCTTTTATTTTTTTCTTTATTTGATTGTTTGACAATTTTTTGTTTTTAACCAACAAATAAACTTTCATCAAGTCTTCTTTATCTTTCAAAAAATCGGTAAAATGTTTTTCTTCAGATAATTCTGATGAAGCTTTGTTTAATGCTTTCAATGTATCATATTTTGCATCAGCATTATCTGCCAATCCATAACTAACCTTCTCTTTTATTTTGTTGAAAATATCTTCCATTACACGCTTCTAAATTTTGACTCCCAATAATATCTTTGTTGATACATGGTTTGAAAGTATTCTTGGAATGATTTTATGACGATTTCTTTAACGTCTTTTTTTAGACCTCCTTTTTGCATTTCTTTGGAGATTTTATCAATCAATTTATCCTCAAATTGTTTTGCAGTGTTAGAATTAAAGAAATCTTTGATCTCTTTTCTAATCATTACTTCAATTTCTTTTTTATCTGAGGATGTAAGGGCCATTATTTAAAAACTGCGATATATGTTAATGGAGCAATAATAGCTCCTGATATAATATTAAATAGTGTATTTTTTGTTTTAAGTCTCTTCAATTCTTTGTTTAAATTCTCATTTTCTTCTTTATAAATTTTTACCTTTTCTTCTGTTTGTAAAATTATCTGACCACTTAAAGAATCTTTAACTTGCCAAGTATTATTTGTTTTTTCTAAAAGACCTATTTTATTATTAAGTTCGGTGATTTCTTTTTTATCTAGTTTTGATAATTCTTTCAATCTGTCGTAATCATTAAGTTCTAATAACATTTTTTGTGCTACATCGTAAGGAATACACATTTGGGTTGTGTCGACAGGTTTTTTTACTTGTGCTTCAGATATGAAACTAACAAACACAAATGAAATTAAAAATATTAGTTTTTTCATGTTAAAAATTATATCTACTTCTTAGCAGACTATCGATTTGTTTCTTGTCTGCATTTTTTATTTCTTCTTTTTTTTGGGTGTAAAAATTATTCACCTCTTTTTTCTCAACTTTAATGTGTGAAATTTTATCATCGATCTCGTCAATTTTATGTTGATAAACCTGAATTGAGTCACTTAAGTTTTTCTGAAGTTCCTTCATCTCATTTATATGTTTGTCTATTTGTTCTAACTTATATTTGTTAAGTTCTGACATATCTGGAGTTGGTGTAAAAACTCTAACTAATAGATATATAAAAATTATTCCTAGTAGACCAAGAATAATATTTTTCCAATTTTTAATTAAGAACTCTTTCATTTTTCAACATCTTCTTGTCTTGTTGCGACAATTTTGCTCCATTTATTTTTAAATTTCTCATAATAAGCTTGTAACTTATTAATTGTTTCCAAATAATCTTGATCGATTTTAATCATTTGACCATTAATGTAGATACCATTTGGTTCGTTGATTGTATAGAAAAATTCAATATCATTTTCTAAAATTTTACCTGACCATTCAACATTACTTGGGAAAACATTAAGTCTACCAAATTCAACCAATTCTGCAACATCAGTTCTAAACTCATCGACACTTGAAGTAAATGCGTTTTTTTCATCTGTGGTTAATTGTAGATCTGCCTTTGTTTTACCATGAAGAACGATAATGTTAGCCAATATTCTAAAAGCTTTTTGCTTGTCTCTTTGAGTTCCAATTTCATCAGAATCTTTTTTTTCCTTTTGGAACGTTTGATTTTCATCTTTAACAACCTCTTCTTCTTTTTCAACTGGTTGTTCTGTTAATAACCCATACTGTTTTTTAATACGTTGGGCATCTTCATTTAAATTTGTGTTAAAAGCATTTCTTGACGCTCTAATCAAATTTTTTATTTCATCGTAATTACTCATCATTCAATAATTTATTAAATTTTTCAAAATCAAATGCTGGACTTAAGTCCGTAGCAAATTCATCGAAGTTTGATCTCGTAATGATTCCAATAAAAGACTCAACACCTTTTACCTTAGTGTTATGTCCAATAAAGTTTTTTTCAATTTTATGTTTTTTTGTCAACTCTAAACACAACTCTGCAGTTTTTTCAACTTGTATGTCGGTGTATGGGTGCCAAAAAAAATAATCTCTCCACTTACGATCAAAAACTTTCTCTTTATAAATATTACCAATCCAATTAATGTGATGGTGTTTTAAAGGTTCTTTTTCTAACCATCCTAAGTTTTCCAAACAAACCACAATTGATTTGGAATTTATTCGATCATTATTAGTAAAATAACCATTTAATTCTTCATCTAATAACTGCAAAATCCTACCGTCTCTACTAATAATGTAATGAGGTAATCTGATAGGTTTTCCACCAAATCTAAATTTTATTGAGACCATATAATCAAAAAGTGTTCTTGATGTGTGACAAAGAACTATTTGATTTTTTTTGTCTTCTTTTTTAAAGTTTGTTTGGATTAAATTTTCAATTATTTCCATATATTATTTTTGATATTTTAAAACCCTCTTCTCAATCTCCTCTAACTTTTTATTGAATAACCTTTCCTCCACTTCATTTCCCTGATCATCAAATATTTGACCATTATCGTTTACATAATATTTGAAAGGGACTTCAACAGGAACCTCAATTTCTTTTACCACTTCAACAGGAACCTCTCTTACAACCTCAACTAATCTATCAACAGGAACCTCTCTTACAACTTCCACCGGAACCTCAACAATTTTTTCAACTTCCTTAATAATTTCAACAGGAACTTCAACAATTCTTTCAACAATTTCAGGTTCGACTTGGGGGGTGACTTGGGGGGTGACTTGGGGGGTGACTTGGGGGGTATGATTTGCAAAATAACTTTCAGGTATTTCTACCTCATCATAAAAAGGATATTCATCTTCAGTCTTATCCTCTTCCTCTTCTTTTCTTCTATAAATTTTAAACGCTTGGTTTGTAGAAATAACCAAAGCAATTGCCAACGGATCAAACACGAATATTAAAGTTAGAATGAAAAAGTTAGCAGTCTTTTTTACATCCCACCCTGTAATCTCACTTAAATACTTGATTGCACCTAACTCACCTGATTCAATTTCTGTAGAAGCCAGATCTAATATTTCTAAATCTAAACGTGTAATACTATCATTAAGAGATTCAATTTTCTTTGATATTCCATCTCTATTCTCTTGAGCCACTTTTAACTGAGTTTCAAAAGCCTTTCTATTACCTCCATTTGCTCTTGTAACGACTTGTCCTGTCGTTCTATCTATTGATTGGGTAGTTGTGTTGGTTGATAGCGCGTTTCTTAAATTGGTGATATCTTTATCTAACACACCTTTTTCTTTTTGATAGTCAGTTTTGATTTCTTCGAATCGAGTTTTTTTAACTTCAATATTTTCAATTACTTTATTGTTAATTTCAAGACCCGCAATATTTTTTTGGAATCCTGTTGAAAGTAACCCGTAAATACCAACAGAAGTTAGAATTGAAAGAACTACAAGAGCCATTGTAAGATAGGTCTTCAAAACTCCGTAAGTTTCTTTCCATTTATCGTGTAGATAGGTTGCAATTGCAAGTTTAGATATTTCTAAAAACGATCCCATTATAATAACAGGAATAGCAACAGCTGAGAAAATTATTGATAAACCTATAACACTATAATAAGCTGCAGTCCCTGACAATCCTAAAGCACAAAACAATAAAAACCAGGGTAAAAATTTTTTATTCATTTAATTTGTTTTATTTGATAAATATCAAAATAATCAAATGATTGATAATTATAAACCCTATAAAACAATAAAACCCCCACCGGTACCAGTGGGGGAGTGTAGTTTCATTCTACCGTATAGATAGAATTGAGGAGTTTCACCTTGGTGACTTCAGGCACCTTCTGCCGAGTTGTATGGGTAATCTCGGTTCAACCCATTTTATAAATAATCAAATAACTCTGAAGAATCATTTCTAAGTCTACGAAGAGCCTTTTCTTTAATCTGACGAACACGTTCTTTAGTTAAACCAAAGTCAGATCCAATATCTTCCAAAGTTCTTGGTGTTCCTGTCAACCCAAAATAATCCCCAACAATGACTTTTTCTCTTTCATCCAAAACATTTAAAAGTCTCATTAACTTATCTTTTAGTATGTCTTTTGTGTGAAAACTAGCGTCAGGTGCAACAGCATCTTTATTCTCAATCATATCAATTAGAGTATCACCGTCTTCATTGATATTCATATCCAAATCTATGATAGATGGTAGGGTTTGGAATTTATCATCAAGTTTTTTACCTGTTTGTTCCAATTCTTTTTTGGCTTTTTGTAAATCCTGAACAACATTCACCGGTAGTCGGATTGTTCTTGAATTATCGTTCAAAGATTGGATGATAGATTGTTTGACCCACCAAACAGCGTAAGAAATAAATCGTAAATCTTTATTCCAATCAAAGTTCTTAATCGCTTTCATCAAACCAAAATTACCTTCAGCGATAAGATCCGATAAATCTAAACCTTGATTTTGGTATTGTTTCGCCACGGTTATGACAAAACGTAGATTTCCTGTTAACAACTCTTGTTCAATTTGTTGTTTTTCAATCAACGTGAGATCATTAGATTTCATTCGTGTTGCCAAATGACGTTCGCGTTCTGCGGTCATTACCTTAATTTTTCTAATATCTTTAAGGTAGTGGTAAATCTCGTCCTGATTGATAGGGGCACTTGTGTTTTTGTCCTTCATATATGTTTGTTAAAGTGATTTTGAATATTCGTCTAATTTTTGTCTTTCTAAGTCTGACAATGACTCGATACCTTCGTTACCGATCTTATCCAATAACTCATCTAACGTTAGGTTACAAACCTCTTTTCTTTTTAAATTTAAAATAAGTTTTGATAGATCCAAAAAAGATTCTCCATCTTTAATATCGTTTGTCCTTAACTTTGGTGCCGCAGGTTTATGTTTCTTCGGTGTGGTGTTCTTTAACGACATTAAGTGCTCAAGGTTGTCTTCATCAAAGTTTGAGCTGTAATCTCTACCTTTTTTTGTTAAAAGGTATTCAAATCCCGGTATTTCTTCGGAAATAAAGAATACCACATCGGATACATCTTGGAAATCACTTTTACACCCAAAATGAAATATTGCGTGTCGATCACCATACATAAATTTAACCTGACCACTAGTCATGTGTTCTGCAAGTTGTGTTCCGATTTCTTGTGTTTTTTCTTCTGAGTTTTCTACCTCAGAATTATAATATACAAAAAGTAAGTAGTTCATTTGTGTGTTTTAATTGTTCTACAAATATACTGATAAAATTCTAATTAGTTTTAAAAATCCTATAAAACTTTTGACAAATTGTTTTCCTTCTTAATTTTTACAACATGATCACCCCAAGTAGACACTATTGAGTTGTGACTTATAACAAAAATCTTTTCAAAATAATCTTTAATTTTTGTGAAGAATTCATAAACCATCTCTAAGTTGTCATTGGCAATTTTTCCAAACACCTCATCAAGAACAACAAGATTTGGTTTAGGTAAACTTGCAATTTTAGTAAGGACTGATCTCAAAGCCAAAGAAGAAATTGTTTTTTCAAAACCTGATCCTGAAGTCATTAATTTCTCAACACCAGTAGCATTGTCAGTCATAATAAATTCAACCTCATTTTTGTCATTAATACGAATTTCCAATTTGAAATAACATGAATCTTCCATCAATCTTTGTAATTCAGAATTGATTAATGGCATCATTGTTTTCATAATCATTTTTGATATTCCATTCTTACCGTAAAGTTCCAAGTAGATCTTATATATCTTTTCCTTCTCTTCTTCCTCTTTGATTGTAACAATTTTCTTTTGGTTGGTATCAATCTTTTCCTCAATAGATTTGATTGATCCCTCGTTTGTTGTGATTGAATTATTAATCGTTCTTCTTTGATTTTCCAACTCATCTAATCTTAGATCGGCCTTTATTAACTGAGCTTCAATTTTTTGATTTTCTTGGATTTTATCTTGGATTTCCTCCCACCTTTTGATCTTGTCATTTAATGAGCCAATTTTAAGGTCACAACTCTCAACCGAAATCTCATACTTTTCTTTAACCAACTTGTTCTTTTCATATTCATCAAACTCTTTTTTGAGTTGTACAAAACTTTGTTCTTTGATGGTTAATTCCTGCATTAACTCATCTTTTTGAGTTTTATGTTGGGTATATCCGTCAAGTTCCGCAATTTTTGCGTTAGTAATTGCCGCGTTCATTAACTCAATTCCACAATGTTCACATTTGATTCCACCTTCAACTGAAGACTTTAGTTTATTGATTGACGCAATTTCTGTATCAACTTGTACGATCTCTTTATAAAGTAATCCGATCTCCTCTTTAACCTTGTCGTGGATGTCTTCTTCATAGAATTTAGAAGGTTCAACAACTTTGATTTCGGATATTTTTGCAAGATATCCCGATTTCTCACGTTCAATTTCTTTAATTTCATCTTTGGTTTTTTCAGGGTTTAACAAACTCAATTCTTGATCAATGTTTGTGTGTTTTTTCTTTAACATATCATCACGATATGTTTTACCTTTTGTTATCGCCTCATCAGCCTCAACCAATTTTAATTTACTTTCCTTGATTTGATTTTGTAATTCAGAAATTGAGTTTTGATACGTTTCAATATCAGTCTTTAATTGCTCTGATGAATAGATGTTGGAAATTTTTTGTTTTGAAAACTCGGAGTAGATTTCTTTTGCAACTTCTTCTTTTCTTTTCAAAAACTCAAGTCCCATAAAACGTGACAAAACCTGACCTCTTGCCGTTGGTTTTGACTCTAACAACTCTTCAAGATTTGATCCTGTTGTTAGAATTGTCATTAAGAAGTCCTCTTTGGTTCCAATTGAATTCTTAATGAAGGCTTCTGTTTCTCTTCTTTGTTCACCAGTAAAATTTAATAAGGTACCGTCCGATAATTTTTTGAAGAAGTCCAATTCTGTTTTAACGTTCCAATCACCTTTCTTAGATAACTTTCTTTCAATGTTTCTTATAATAACATAATCTTCACCATCAATTGTAATTTCACCTTTAACATGGACTTTGTCTTTATTTGAAAATCGGTTGAAAATCTCCTCGGCTTTGGTTGTTTTGGTTGTTTCGTTAAAGAATAAAAACATTAGGAGGTCAACGGTAAGAACCGTTTTTCCCCCAAAGTTTGGTGGATCAGACTCAACCACCACAATCCCATTTAACTTATCAAAGTCTAATCTTTGATTTTCTCCATATGATAAAAAGTTTGAGAACTCAATGTTTCGAATATACCACTTTTTAAATTGAGCTTGGTTTTCTTCGTCACCAGACATTCTATTCTCAACCATTCTATTAATAGCTAATATATCCTCACTTTTATCTTCGTGCCCTTTTGACTTTAGATAGTTTGTGATTAGTTCAAGTTGGTACTGAGCATCGTTAATATTTACCGAAACATCAATACTTTGCATCGTTTCGGTTTCAACGTTTTTTGCCTTTGTTAACACATTTACATTCGTTGTGTTATACTTTTTTGAGAAGTAATGTTTTACACTTTTGAGTTTATCCTGTGTGAAGTTTTCTGGTAAATCTTCCCAAACAACTTGTATAATTGGGTTTTCAAACGTAGAAAAGTCCAAGTCTTTTATCATAATATTGTAGTTAAATAATTTTGGCGGATTAAAAAGATCCATTTTTATTCTTCTGTTGGTAACTCTCTATCTTTGATTGTATATCCCGCACTATCATATTCAGGTTCAAATTCTTTGTTGATTTTTGCAGACTCCTCTTCATTAGGAGTGAACTTGAATGCATGGTCAACTATTTTATCTTCAACTAATTCCATTTTAACTTCTTGATCTCCCACCATTGCAGTCATTTCATCATTTTTCAATTTTTCCAATTGTTGTTGTAGTAACATATCAAAAGCTTTTTGCATGCCAGCCTTTTCTTGTTTAATTTTTGCATTTCGTTTTGCAACTTTCTTTCTGTGTTCTTTTGCCGCTTTTCCCATTTTTACTTTTAGTTAATTATTATTATTTGGTCTATTTTCTTCAAACCATTCGATTACACTATTAATCGCCCATACGGCACCTGCCGATAACATTCCATCAAAAAATATAGAAATATATTTATTAAGTCCAATTATTTCATGCCAAGGTGCAAACAATGTTAACGATAAAAAGAATCCTACCCATGTTGATGTGCAAAGTACACATTTTATTAAGTTTGAAATGAATTCAAATACTGGTCTAAAAATAGTCAATCCAACATTAGGTTGTGCGTTATTATGGATCCAATTTCTTAATCCGTTGAAGATTGATCCGTAAACCAAAATATTGGTCATCCCATAGGCCGCAATCATCCACATTAAAATTATCATACTCGTCTATTTAAATTTGATCCCCTCAAAAGGTAAGCTTGATTTTGATTACCGTTAAGAAGTTCTCGGTTTATTTTTTCCAATTTTCTTATTTGTTCGTTCTTTTGTTGTAACTCACTTCTTAAGTTTTGGAGTGTTTCTTGTAACATTTTTGTCTTATCATTTGTTACGAGAATGTCTAACTTTTGTCTAAGTTCGTCTAAATCTTCATCCTTTTTAGACATTTTATTTTGGAAAATATTTTCCATTTCTTCCGTTTTAATGGAAAATTCTTCTCTAATTCTGCCAATTTCGGTAGTTTTAATCGAAATTTCTCCGTTTAACTGTTCTATTTTTGACAACAGTTCATTTACTTGAGTATCATCAGAGGTGTGGATTATTTTCTCAACTTCCTTGATTACCTCAATAGGTATTTCAACAATCTTTTCAACCTCTTTAATAACCTCAACTTCTTTAATAACTTCGACAGGAACTTCCACCCGTATTTCTTTTATTACCTCTATTTCCACTCGTTTTTCCTGAACTTCACCCGTTTTTAAGTCTTTTTCACCTTCATTAAGTGTTTTTTCCAAAAGACCATATTTTCTGATATCAAATCCTTGTTTAAAACAAAGGTAAATGAAATTATCCACATCCTTAATTTCTTTGGATTCACAAAATGCAGACACCGCCTGCATCATTTCCTTACTAAATATTTTGGAGTTTTTCGGTTCCATTTTCAATATCTTCAAATGATTTTATGGAGAACTTTAGAAATGGTTTTGGATTTGGTAGATCCACATAAGAATATTCTTGACTTTCAACATTGTAGATCCCATAACCGTGTCGTCCAATACTCTCACCAATATTTTGTTGGATTGGGCTCCCAATCATATAACCTTTACCGGTTTTAAATTTGAATTCTTGTCTTTTGTGAATGTCTCCACATAACACGGTTTCTAACCCATCGAACTTTTCAACGTCATATGCCTCCTCACCAAAGTCAAACCCAAGATCTGTTTTCATCCCCTGAATTGGTCCGTGAAATAATCCAATTCTTTTACCTTTTGCTTCTGTAATTTCAGGCGGAATATTACCTTGATATTGTGAATACACACACCAACTGATGTTTTCGTCTTCATAAACTCCTCTGTCTTTGTAATAAAAGATGTTTTTACTATTCAGTGAATTAATGATCGGTGAAAGAGCATCCAATCTTTCTGTGTTATTAACCAAGAAGTCGTGGTTACCTGGAATAATGATTGTTTTAGCAACAGAAGAACATTCTGTTAATAACCATCTAACCATCTCAATAAGTTCAGGTGTCATTTGGTTTTTAGAATGAACTAAATCACCCGTGAACACAATGCGTTCTGGCTTCAACTCTTTCCATTGTTCAATGGCAGTTTCTAAAATTGATTTATACAAATCGTGGTCTTTAAAAAGACGGATATGTAAGTCTGAAAAGTGTATAAGTTTTTTAATCATTCAATTGTGTTTTGTCTCCGCAATATACTTCGTATGGTGGTCTGTAGGGATCATCCTGGACGGGGAATGGGTTAATCGGTATTGGTATGTGTTGGAAAGGTAATAAATCGCTTTTAGTTCTTTCCTCTTTTACTTGACCCATCTTTTCAATTATAGGTGCAATATTAAGTTTTTCACTTTCAAGTTTATTAGTTAAATAACCATCTAACCAATAATAAAATTCTTTATATGTCATGCGTTTTCTCTACAATAAAGGGTTGCCAAAATCATTCTTGCAAATTTAAAGTGTTTAACTTTACCCAAGTTTAATCCATAAAGCATTGCAATACTTTCTAAATATGGTTCTGCTTCACTGATAGTCATTTTACCTATTTCCATTAGTCTATGAATAATTCAAAGTCTTCGTTTACGTGACCACACTCATTACACATATAAGTTGGGAATGGTACAATTGTGTCTTCGTGACTTCCTGTTAATAATTTAGGTACTTTTTTCAGCATTGTTACTTCTTTGAAGAACTTTGACTCGCATTTTTCACATTTGATTGTCTGTTGTTGTCTAAGATCAATCTTTGGTTTAATAATATCGTCCATTTTTATTTTATAATATAGTTTATTTTTACTTTAATAGGTAATAATTGGTCCCAACTAGTTGTTGTTACCCAAGTAGGTGTTATTGTTAGTGTCATACTCAATAATAGTTTATTTCTTAATTTTAGTCAAATATTGTTTCATGTCCATTTCTAAAATAGTATTCATAGTTTTTTTGGATACTCGGTACTCATGGTACTCTCTTTCTTCAGTAATCAAAACGATAATACAACCTAATAGTTGTATGTTTTCATATTTAGTTCCTTCTAACATTTTCAAAAGTAACTTACCATAAAAAGGTAACTGGGTATTGTAGTGACCTAAAGCATTATCAGGTAAGTCTTCAAATGGTTGTTTCATTTTTTTAGTATAACGGGTAACCGCAAAATTCTTTGGTTTGTTAGATTTCCAATCCGTTATTAAAATACCAAGATTCCCGTTTGTTCCAATGACTAACCACACCTTATCGGGTTGTCCTGTATAACCTAAGTCAGGATGACCTAAAATCATTTCTGTATCAATTAATATACATCCTCTTTCTTTAAGAAGTTCTATGTAATGCTTACCAGCCATAATCATAGTATCACTCTTAATGATCTGTTCTGCATCACAATCAAATATTGGTTGTCGTACAACTTTCTCAACTCCAAATTCTTTTAGTGTATGTTCTTCCAAAAAGAAGTGACAACGAGATCCCAAGTTTGTTGATTTTCTACCGGCTTCCGCCCACTCTTCCATTAATCTTTCGGCCTCATCAGGATCACCACCGGCTTTGTTATACGCCGCTTGTTCCGTTGGAAAGTCGTCATAAAATATTTTCATAACTTTAGATACCGATGGAAAATCTGATTTTAAATTTCCATCTTTATCCAACATTGTATATTTGTGACTTTCCTCTTCAAAGGTAAGTTGGAACTCTTTTTGTCTTTCAGAAATGATGTCCCTAATTTCTTGTGCAATTTTTTTTAAATCCATTATCTTATAATATGATAGTATTCTTTTTTTATTTCACCTCGTAGGTCGGCAATATCTTTATCGTCAGGTAGTTTTATTATTTTAATTCTACCCCATAATTCACCACCATGTAATTCGTGGTATAGTTTAACTGCGTTTTCCCAAGCGTCAGCATCTAAACAAATAATTATATCAGCCTTTGCCTTTTTGTATATCGTCTCAAACAAAAGTTCTGACATGTGTTTACCTAACATTGGAATTGGGTTATCTACGAATAACCCATCGAACGCACCTTCCACCAAATAAATGTCTTTGTTCCAATCAATTAGATTTTCCCAAAATATAATTTTGTCTTTTTCGGCTTCAGGATTTTTATATTTAGCACGAGACATTGGGTTCCAACTTCTCGCAATATAATAATTCAACTCACCTTTTGTATTGTATGATGGGATTACAATTCGACCAGCATGATCCCCTTTATCACAAAATCCAATACCAAACTTTTCTATCATCTCGTCTGTGATCCCACGATTTTTAAGATAATTCATGGCTTGTCTTCTCACAGGATATACCGGACTTGAGTCTTTGAACAACGTAAAACCCTCAGGAAGTTTTAATGTTTTTTTCTTTTTTTCTCGTTTTACTACGGTTTCGGGTTTAAGGACGTTATAAAGTTTCTTTTGTTTCCTATTACCATATTTATCAAATATTCTACCTAAGGCTCCGTGTGTACCCTCACTATCACCGCAGGACCAACACTTATAGACATTGTCTATGTAATTGACCTCCATATTATGTTTATTTCTCCCGTCATCACATACGGGGCAGTTGAAGGAAATTTGTCCTCGATTTGGGTAATGAAGTCCGTGATCACCAAGAACTTCTTCCAATAACTCAACTAACGCTTCATTTTCTTCCATCCCCTATAATATAATAATAAACTTTCAATACATCAACTACACAAACTTTCATGTTCTTTTATATTTATTGTTGATATGCCAACACAAATAACAATTACAGGTTTAAGCGGTTCTTCACCTTTTGATATTTACACTTGTGATACAGGTTACACAACTTGTATTTACATAGCCACAATAACATCTGGTCAAATCCCATATGTTTTTAATCTTCCATTTGTTTTGGAGGGTATGGGTTCGGTAGGTGTTAAATCTGTTGATAATAATAATTGTTTGGTTGAGGAAAATTTGTTAATATAATATGGCTTGTAATAATTTAGGTTTATTTGCTTCGGCTTCGGATCCTGATAATTCGTGTGGAGGTTCTTTGAGTACCTCACTTTATGGTAGCGGATTAACAATAGGTTATGTCGTTTATTTAAACTCAGGGTGTACTGGAACACCAGCATTAACATCTTATTATTCTAATGGTATTAATGTATATAATGTTATTTCAGGAACTATTACCGGTATTTCAGGTTGTACATGTCCTCAGTTTTTTTGTGTTGAGAATGACACAAATTATGATGACACATACCAATTAGCAGGAAACTATATCGGTCAATCTTATTTTACAGGACAGACCACAGGATATTTTATGTTTTACTCAACAGGTGAAACAAGATGGTGTTTATCTCAAACCTTAGGTGGTTCATGTGATCAGTTTGGTCCATATGGTAGTACATCAGATTGTCCCGATTTTGACGACACTGTTGCGTATACTGGAATTTGTGTTACAACTACCACAACTGTTAATCCGTGTGCAACATTTGATTTCACCGCAATTTTTGATTGTTTAGTTACCCCTTCTCCGTCAATATCAGCAACACCAACTCCAACGCCTACACCAACTCCAACACCTTCATCAACAAATATATGTGGTGGAGCCTTTATAAGTGCGTCAGCGATTACGGTATCATATTCTCCGACACCAACAATGACACCAACTCCAACACCTACACCACAAATAACAAGACCTTGTAATTTTAGTGGTGAGGTCATATTTAACACATTTAACGAAATATTACAATGCGCTAATAGTAAGAAATTTAAAGATTGTTTTACTGGTTTTGATTATTTCTCTTCGGATTTAATATTAGTTTCAGGAAACACAAGCCCAAAAGAAGGTTACGTATATAACGCAATTATTAATGGTCAAGGTTGTTGTGTTGTTTATGAAGGTTTATTTGAAAATATAAGTGGTGTAGATGACATTACATTGACTTTTGAAGTTGGTTCAAGAGTAAATGGTGCGTGTTTAGATTGTCTTCCTAATTTAACACAAACTCCAACCCCTTCTCCAACACAAACTCCAACTCCAACTCCAACATCAAGTCCTTGTATCCTTACAAGATGGTACGTTGAAAATAATAGTCCAAGTTTTGTTAAATATGACTACTACGAGTGTGATGGAACAGTATCTACAGGTGGATTAAACGGTTATACATCCGTTTACGTTTGTTCAATTACAATTCCAACATCTTCTTCTCCAAACTTCACAGCAACAGATACAGGTGCAATTTGTTAATAAAAAAAAATATCGTCTAAAAAGACGATATTTCAAATTATCGGTTATATAAAAGATATTATTTCCAAATTTCTTTTGATCTCATAAATCCTAAAACGCAAGTATAGGCGTCTGTTTGATCAAAATTTTCTTTCTTTAATGTATTGTTTTTTGTATAATGCCAAGTAATCTGTGGTTCTCTTTTTGCAACTTTTTCCCAAATGATCATTTTCTTATCCACGTCTTTTGGTAATCCACCAAATAATACAAATTTTTTCTTATCGTTTTCTTGAACTAAATCTGGGAATGCAAATTTTCTTGAGTTGTAAGTTGAAATAAATTCAGGAACAATTCCCATTATATTATAGATTTCTTTAAACACAAAACTATTAAATCTTAATAGTGTTTGTATTGTATAAATGTTATTAGAATTTAAAAGTGGTTCCTCTATGATAATTCTAACAATTCCTAAATCTTTATATTGTTTAAGTTTTTCGGCAAATATTTCTGATTTTAACAATAATTCTTTTAATTTATCATCCTCATCTTTTTCCATTTTTGGTCTTGGTGAGATGTGAGTTAATTCAAGTAATTCTTGTGTTTTAATATCAAACAATGCCCACCCTATGGTTTTTGTGGAAATATCAAGACCCAAAACTTTGGGGGAGTTTTTTAAATTTTTTGCCATAAAACTATTATTTTATTTATATTATAAACTATGAAGATAAAAATTGTAGTTTTATTAGAAATCTAATTTGATAACGTACTGTTGAATTCCTTGTCTTAAGATAGGTGATTGCATTTTAGACATAACTAAAACATCTTTATTTTCATCTAAAAGAGCGATTTCTGTAACATAAGATGGTGTTCCTTGAGTCCAAGTTGGGTTTTGAGAAAGTAAGAATTCATTATCACTTAAGTTAATTTTATATTTCATCTCATACAATGTTGCTTGGATGTCGGTTTCTAAATTACCGTAGAAATAGTATTCATCACCAAAATTTAATTGTTGTCCTGTAGCACCATTAGGAACTAAACTTATGTAATTGTTTAGATTGTATATTGGTGCACTTCCATAATTTTCAGCGGTCACCACAAAAGTCGTTGCAGTTAAAGATTCTTGAGTCACATAACCATTAATGAAGTATTGTTCAATTTGACTTGTAAAATCAATTAACCTCCATTGTGCCGGATCAGGTCTTACTCCCGATAATGTTTTTTGAGCCAATACTTGGAACTGTTGTGCGTAGAATCCAGCAGGAACAGTACATACAGGACACTGAGTTGTTGTAGTTGTTGTAAATGGTGGATTAATAGTAGTTGTTGATGTGGTTACAGGATTAAATGTTGTGGTTGTAGTTGTTGGTGAGAATCCAGGTTGTACTAAACATGGGAAATCTCCACCAAATCTAATTGCAACATTCTTAGGTGTTTCAGGTGAACAGACATTTTCAGTTCCAACGACACTTGTGTAGTAATTACTATGTAATGAATTTGTAAATGTGTTCGAATTTGATAATCTATAAGTCACCCAAAGTGTTTCTCCTCCTCCAGTCAAAACACCTGTAGTATTTGAAGTTCCGCACGTGTTTGGTGTTATTAAAGACACTTGTGGTGCCGGTAATGTCCAGTTTCTATTTGATTTATATGATAAAGCGGCCACTAATTCTTCGTCGTCAATAACAATTAGTTTTGAATCAGGGTAAACTTTACCTACTCTACTTGGTAAACCATTTGGTTGTGCAAATGTATCCCAAAGATTATAATATCTAAGTCCAGGTTGATTCATTTGTTGTGAAATCTTAGACTTAGTATATTGAACTTGAAATAAATTTTGATTGTCAAATCCAGGAGGATCAACCCAAAACGTTTGTCCAAAACAACATTCAGGATTTTTATGCCACATTATTGTTGGCATGTGTAACTTGAAGTTTCTTGCTTGACCTTGGGTGTTCTCAGGGTTTTGAGTGTCGTAAGGTTCTAATGCAAATTTTTCACCATAGAAGAAGTCAATGGTTTGGTTAGTATAGTGTATAATTGCTATAGTTTTTTGTTCTTCAGGTGTAACTACAATTTTTTCACCAAAAGAATTGTAGTAATACACATCGTCCGTAGATGTTTGACCATCAGATGAAGTGTATCCAAAATATTCTTTTTGTCCTATATAATTAATAGAACCAAATTTTGTATAGTCTTGAAATTGAGCGGACGCTAAACCAGCAGGACTCTCCGTCCAAGGAATGTTCATATTCCATATTTTAACATCAAACTGATCAGTATCACAAACCGATTCGAAGTCAATCACACTTTTACTCCAATGTGGTTCAGGTGTAAAACTATCATACAAAGGAACCATCTGTGGTGGATAAATTAATGTTCTCGCCCAACAATCAATAGATAAATTTGTAAAATCGGGTGTCTCTCTGTCTAACGTTAAAACATCACCACAAACTTCAACAATTCTATAAGTTAAAATTGAAAAACAACTTACCACATCTTTCAAACAATCAGGTGGTGGTGGTACAGGACATTGAGCACTTGGTGTTGGTGTTAAACATGGTGTATGTGTTGGTGAAGGTGTTGGTGTTGGTGAAGCACATGGTATTGAATTTGTACCTGTTGGTGTAGGTGTAGGTGTTGGTGTACTATACAATGAAGGTGTCGGAGTTGGTGTAGGGAAATTATTACAAGAACAATCCGTTTCTGCCCTTCCATCATAATATATTGTTATAAAGTCTCCAACATTTGGTGTATTATTATTTTGGACGTTACAATCCATTCTTTGTACACTTATTTGATTTGTTCCGTTCAACGTAGACATATTAACCACATAATTTGGTGTGATAACATATGTGTTGTTAACTAATGCTTTCCAATCTACAGTAGATGCTGTTGTGTTTCCTGTAAAAAATCCTCTCATGGCAGCCCTATTGTAAACGGATTCTATACCTGAATCCATAAAAGGAATACCATATATGTTAGTTTGTCCTTCATCAACTAAATATGGATATTTGATGTACTGTCTATTTGATTCAGGAACACCTGAACTATTCTGAGCATTGAATTGTGGCTCTAATACAACAGTATTAGCCTGATTGTATGTTGATGGTAATTCATCGTATGAAACTTCACTATCTCCTACTGCAAAGTACAAGATATTAAAATTACCTTCAGACATTTTTTGTCTACCCGTATCCGTTACACGAGTGTTAACTAAACCAGATGTATTTTTAATTATGTAAGCCATTTATTGTAAATATTCTTATATTCATTTTATAAAACTGATTGTGGTACAGGTGGGACCGAATTAATTAGGTTTGCCTGACAACATTGACAGTTATTTATTATTGCGTTTGTAATAGATAATTGATAATACCCAACTGCGTTTGAGCAAGGTAATGAAGGAGAGTTAATAATGTTATTTGTGGTACTACCTGTAACAACTTGACCACTTGTTAATGTTAATGTATTTAAATATGTATTACTAATTTGTGTTACATTTACAGGTCCAGGAACACTACAAGGACCACCTAAAGGATAAGTGTTTGCCGTTGTATTTGTATTGGTCATAAGTCCAACTCCATTAATAGTTGTAAAATTATTATAAGTAGGTATTGTAGTTAACGTTTGAGGGAAATAGTTAAATGTTGATGACATAACAACATCAACAGTTAATGTTGACCCAACAGGTAAAGATGGTGCGGTTAACGTAAAAGTATTATTAGTATAATTAACACTCATCGTTACATTATAAATTGTGGTTGGTATGTTATTAACCACCACAGGTCCAAATGAACCAATTGTTGTGTTTATATCTTTGGCAAACACACTATAAGTACCTGGTAGTACATTAGTGAATATTGGTGATGGTTGATATGATAATCCTCCGTCTATTGAGTATTGGTAAGGTGCGTCTCCTCCTGAAGCGGTAACACTAATACTACCATTACTTCCACATAAAGCGTCGTTAACTACCGCAGAAACCACTACAATGTACGAATCAGAACATAATCCTTGAGCAATATCAACACTATATACATCAGGTGAACCATAAACTTGCCAATTACTTACTGGTGGATATGATGGGTCATTATTTGTGACTAATGTTGATGGGTTAGTAAATCCTGTCATAACCCATTGAGCCGGTGTTGATCCACTATTCCAATACACAACATATTGACCTGTTGATGAAGACCAACTAGGTTGTCCATTTATATCTACACTAGGATCAAGTTGGACTTGTGAGGCCATAGTTGGGATTCCAGGTTTTGTAGATCTTAAAACTATTGTTGCACAAAGTGTATATTCTTCTTTTGGTATTACAGGTGGCGAACAATTACCAATTGTTGATTCAACAATTAAATATGGTGTGTCTGAAACAACTTGCCAATCACCTGTTGTTCCTGTAGGATATAATCCATCAGGTAATGCAAGTGTGTTATATGGTGATAATTGACAATCTAATGTTTGACAAAAAAACCATTTATTCAACGAACTTGGGTCCCAAAAAACGTAACCCAAAAGATTTACACCATATTGTATTTCAAAGTATGGTTTCGTATTTTTAAATCCTTTAACCTCTGAATTAATATATACTAACTGATCCTCTACTACACCTGTCAATACAAAACACATACCTGAATAATTTATAGTTTCAGCAGTTAAAACACAAGTTGTAAATGCTGAGAAATCACCATAATAATCCGTAACAGATGCTGAGTATTCTCCAACTCCAAGATTAGTTAGTGCTGGTGCAAAACTTCCAACTTCCCAAAATATAGTATAAGGTGGAGTTCCTCCTGTGACAACTAATTCAACCGCCCCGTCAAAATTTCTTTCTGATGAAGGTTGTTGTGTTATACAAGTAACTCCCATAGGGAATATAGTAATAACATCACATTCGTTTGTTGGTTTTACAGTTGGGATTGTTGGTGGACATTGGTTATCAACACAAATGTCAGTTAATTTAATAGGGATTTGTACTTGATTATCAAACTGTGGATAAACTTTACTACAAATATTATAAGTTAATCCTTCTTGGATAGTATCGACAATAATTTCATCATTACAATTAACATATGTAACATCAGTTGTTTGATCCACAGATCTTATAAAATAACAATAACATTGACAATTGCATGTTATCCCTGTTGAAATTGTTATTTCGTTTGTTATGGTACAGTCTATCACACCTAAACTTAACACATAAAAACAAGTCTCGTCTATTGTTACTGAATCTATAGAATTTACAGAGATGTATGATGCCGAATAAGCGCTCAACCCACTAAAGTTTGAAATGATCGGTTCGTAACTTCCGTCGCAAGAATATAATATATAACAATTTTCTACCATCTATTAACAATAAATAATCATATGTTGTATTTTTGAATATAAGATTTCATATTATCTATATATTTTATTGTGGAGCTATCTTTATCTATATAATCAAAATGATTAGGGTTTTCTCTCAACTTAGAAATTGGGTTTATATTAATGTAGTCACCTTTATAGAATTTTGTAGCTCTTAAGTTATCAGTTACGCCAGCCATGTGAAGTATTGGTTTTTTTTCATAAGTTTCTATGGTATCCGTTGCCCAAGAAAAATCAAGATCTTCTGTAACTTTAGTTTCAATATTATACAACCATAAATTCCATAATAATGACCACATCTCAGCAGTCCAAAATTGTATTTGACCTGGATTTATAGGGAATCTTTTTTGGTAATCCAACATCTTATCATACATCTTTGTAGAGTCTCTATAGATTTTATCCCATAACTCACAATTTGTATTTTTGATCAGGTATTGTCCTCCACCAGAATTTTCTTGATTAATTTTAATTGTCTCAACGTCAACACCAATTACATCCGCCATTTCACTTATAAGTTGTCCTTTATCTGAATTGGGGTGTTGTTGTTCATATCTTTCACAACAATCCATGATATAGTTATATCCAATGTATCCTATTGTATCAGATAAATAACTAACCTCATCTTTTAACAACCGATCAAAACTCGGTAATTCTTTAAAAATAATATCAGCATCATGAAGGAAAAATAATTTTCCATAACCAGGATTTGACTGTATCCACTTTGATATGAGGTATGGTTTAATACTTGGTATATAATGTTTTTTAGATCTTTGATCAACAAAGTAATGTACATTAACCCCTAACTCTTTAAGTTGTTCTGATTCTTTAGATGGTATGTTTACATTATTGACTAACCCTAAAACAACATGTATTTGATTTGGGTTGATTCCTTTTTCAATAAAATTATGAACATACAATTTTATTTGCCATATAAAGTAAGGTACATCGGGTTGTGCCGAAACAAATAGTATATCTTCCATATGGAAAAATTAAAGTATAATATGGTAAAGTGAATCAATTTTTCAACTTAGAAGATTTTGTTTAACACAAATATATCTGAGTAAATTGAATTTAATGGGCTGTTAGAACTCCATTGGGCGGTAACATCTAAAGTATTTGATATTGTAGTATCGAAGGTAGTACTGTTGACGGTATTAAATGCAAATCCTCCTTGAGTATTGTTTGATTGTTTAGTAGTGTGAAAGACACCTAATGTAACAATTGACGCAACTCCAGCGGCACCCACCTGTCTAATTGTAAAATTCACACTAAATTGCCAAACATCGTCCGTTGATGTTGCTAAAGTTTGGGTTCCACTATCTGCCAATATAACTGATCCGGCCTTAACTTTAATTCTGATTGTATCGTTATTTTTTGCCGATAATAATCCCCCAAAATCAGCCCTAAAAGAATCACCAATACTAAACCCATTTGCCGGTACTGTTAGTGTTCCAATACCACCATTTATTATTGTAGACTCTACTGTTGTTGCACTAACAACCACGCTGTTACCTGTTTGAGCAAACAACCCATATACTGTAGGTCCAGGAATTTGTTTAATTCTAACTTCCCCTGTTAAAGTATTTCTTGTTAAAAATTCAGTACCTAATTGAGTATCAGTAGTTGGTGTTGATGAAATATTTAATGTGTTTGCGGTCAACCCACTTGTAAAAATAGTACCTCCCGACACAGTCCCACCTGAAAGTGGTAAATAAAGATTACTGAAACTTGGTAAATTAAGATAAGTCGTTGCGTAGAATGTATTAGCACTTAAATTAGTTGAGAAGTATGTATCGTAAGGTACCGTACCTCCTGAAAATCCAGGTGTTCCGATTGCAGTTGCAACTTGTTGTATTGTCGCTTTGAATGATGATCCTGCGGGATTTTGAGATGTGTCTCCTGTGATAACAATGTGAATCAAGTCACTTGATGATACACCTGAAGCTAATATTTGATCTGTGAGTAATGACATTTTATTTTATAAATATCGATTTATTGAAATTGGAATAAATCTCCTCCCATAAAAATAAAATAATCGAGGTTTTGAAATTGTTTTGGTTGTGCGTCAGAACAGTATAAAATTTCTGAAACTGAACAACCTACAGAATCTAATAACGTAAGTTGTAATGAAGGTGCGGTATCAAATTGTGAAGGAAGAACAAAAACAATTGGGAAAGTTGTTCCACTTCCAATATATGAACAATTGTTTCCATAAACGTCGCAAGCGGTTCCGCTAAATGGAGGTGTAATATTGACCGCAGATGAAATTATAACTTGTGTTGGCATTTTTTAACTACAACTTACACAGGATATATCATAATCAATCAACAAGTTGACTTTTATTTCAGTATCTTGTAATGGATTTATTGTTTGTGGACCACAATTTTTACTGATCTCTTCACAGTTTGTTTTTATTGTAATTCTATTTGATGTTAAATCTACTATAACATCTGATATACCAACGAAATCATTAAGTATTGTGGTTATAGCATCAGCCCATATTAAATCATTTGGGTAATCCGTGGCACCTGTGGACGTATAAAATATAGTTTGAGCTGATTGACCACCAACTTCGGCACCGATTGTGAAAGTTGCTGAATTTATTATACAGTTTGTATCTCCACTTGTTAGATCTCCAAACCCTTCCAAATACATCGCACGTATTGTTCTTTTTGTAACCAATCCACTATCTGTGAATGTGTCATCGCAAACATTGTAATACAAGTAATTGTTGTATTTTTTAGTACCTGTTAATGTTGTGTATTTTGTTAGTGTACAACCACTAGCATCAGTAACAGTTAGACTATAAGGACCTGAAGTTAGACCTGTAACTGTACTTCCTGATTGAGTACCTGCAGTTCCCCCACTCCAAGTTAAAGTAAAAGGTGGTTTTCCACTTGTAATAAATGCAGTTATAGAACCATCATTACCATTTACAGGTTGATTTGGGTATAAGTTGAAGTTAACGCTTTGACTAAAAGGTATGTTGACCGCATATGACTGTATACAAGGTGGTGATGAAGTATCTTGTATAGTTAATATGTAATCACCGTATGCCAAATTTGTAAATGTATTAAACAAACTTGTTACGGTATTAATTGTAACATTTGAATTATTTGAAGGTCCTGTTAATGAGTATGTATATGGAAAAGTTCCTCCTGTGGAGGCATTTACCACCAAAATTCCATTATTCAATCCACACGTAGTTCCTGTTACTTGAGTGGTTGCACTATATAAACTAACAGAATTTATAACCGTAGAAGCAGTATAAGTACAACCTGCAGATACAACTGTTACTATATATGTTCCACTTCCGAGACCATTAAATGTTTCATTAGAACTACCAAACAATCCTATTTGACTTATACCTGTTGTTCCCGATACCGAAATTTGTAAGTTGGTTGCAGTACTAAGTCCTCCATCAACTAAAACATTAATACTACCATCATTTACAGAACAAGTTGAGTTAGTTGTTGTTACTGCAACAGTACTAAAAGAGTTTGGTGTTATTAAACTTACAGAATCATAAATTGTACATAAACCTGAATCTGTTACAAAAAATGAGTATAATCCTGAAGATAGTCCCGTAAAAGTTACGGAAGTATCAAATGTTATTTCAACTTGACCTGATGATCCACTAAAAAAATATGGTGCAGTACCACCAACAACAATAAACTCCACTTCACCATCATTGGCAAAACAAGAAGGTTGTGATACCACAATAAAACCACCTGATGTTAATGGCGGAATAGTGTTTACAGTAAATGACTGACTTAACGTACATCCTATTGAATTGGTAACAGTAGCGACGTAAGATCCAGATGTTAGTCCTGTTATTGTTGATCCTGTTTGCCCTAAAGCGTTAGGACTCCAAGTTATTGTGTATGCCGACAATGGTGGTGTTAACCCTGTTAAAAAAATTTTACCACTACCTGAACCTAAACAACTAGCATCATCAACAACATATGCACCATATGTTAAACCTGATGAAGGATTTAATATTACAGATGCGGTTATTCCTGTACATCCACCACCATCGTTTGCAACAATGTAATATGTACCGGCCGAAAGAGATGTGAATTCATAATAAGAATTAGATGTTGTTACACCTGAAATTAAATTATTACTTATATCATATAAATTAAAAGAAACAAGTCCATAGACGCCAGACGTGAAACCTGTTATAGTTCCATTATTCTGTCCACAAGTGGTATTGGACGAATCAATAGTTGCGGTAGTTCCTGTTGAAATATAAATGTTTAAAACTTCTTTTTCTGTACTAGAATCTGTAAGTTGAGCATAATATGTACCTCCTGTAAGGCCAGTTACTGAGTATGTATTTGTTGCTGCAGAAAGTGGTAATAATCCTTGACCTGTTGCATCTGAAATACTAAAAGGAGATACTGTTGGTGTACTTCCAGTTATATCAAACGAAACCGCACCGCTACCTGTATTACTACAATCCCCCGTTACACTATAATTATAAATTAAAATACTCATTATTCGTTACAATATATTTCGAACTCAAGTCCTATGTTTATTTGGAAGTCATCAAAATTAGGTTGACAATTATTGTTAAAGACTGTTATTTGTTCGTTATCCTCATCAATATTATAACTATACCCTGAGGTTAGTAAATTATTTAATGTACTACTCAAAGCGTCAACCCATTCTGAATTAGTTGGGATATTGAATGGTCCAATACCTGTGTAGAAAGGTGATATTACCAATACAAATCCATTTACCCTCAAATCTACGTTCCAAGTTGTTACAATTGAATTCTGTAAACAATCGGTTGGGTTTAATGAATTTTGACTGTAAAAAGTATCTAAAGTATCATTCAACACAGCCCCCATAGATGTTATTGTAGGATCGCTATTCCAAGGATAAAGACCACAAACAACTTGTTGTACTGGACAATCGTACACAAATAATTGTGTTGCCAAAGAACAAGGTTTACAAGGGACAGGAACGATCTTACATCCTTCTTGTCTTCTCCATACAAATTTTTGTCTATGAAATATTGAATTTTCTAATCTAACTCCTGTGTTCCATATTGTAGTTGCAGGAACCATTTGTTCAACCATTCTAATCCAATAGTCACCCATACCATTAATATAATCAATCATTGTTTGGTATGTGAAATTATCGTTAGGTATACCTGCTTGTGTTTGAGATTCTAGGTATTTCCAATATATAGATTGTAATGTTGGGTAACCTCCCGTTTTACCATCTGTAATAAATTGACGGTTTCTCGTATTAACCATATTTCTCCAAAATGTTTGAGCAAATTCGAAGAAAGTTTTTTGTTTTGGTTTTGGGATGATTGTTGTCCAATCTATTCCACCATATCTTGGATATGGGTTTGGTACACTACAAGGTGTTTCAGGAGTATAGAATAAACCTTGTTCAGGTATTGGGTAATTGTATTGTCTAGACATAGTCCAAACATCATAAACCAAGCCTTGTGCGGGATTCATCATGATGTCAACATTTTTTACATTCAATGTTAAACATTCTTCACCTACTTCATAATAAGCATTAAAACCACCATCAGAACTCACTCGTTGTGTTGGTGAAGTATCGTTCCAACTTTTTTTATTATCTTGGACTTTTCTAATCTTATAACCCAAATTCATATATGGGAAATGTCTATACAGTTGTAGATATTCCTCCCCATAGTTGAAAGGTAAAAGTTGGGTTTGGAAATTAGGATTATTACCAATGAATACTTGATTTGTTGGAATTGCAAATTCCGGCATTCTGTGTTGAGGTGTTGATTCGAACCAACCTCCTCCAATTTGGAAGAAGTACTCTTCCGTTGGTGTTGGCATTTTAGGACATCCGAATTCATCAACAGGATAATCTTCTCTTGTAGTTAAAACTGTTGCATTTGCAAATGTTGTTGTAAAACCAGTGTACTGAATACCTTGTATTGAGTATGTGTTGTTAGTTTCTAATACAGGATATTCTTGTAGGAAAGTTCCTCCCGATAATTGTAAGTATTGTTGATTGAATTCACTCATGTTGATTCTTTGATCGGCAACATAAATGTGTTCGTTAAAGTCTATTAAGGCTTCAGGTGCTCCAACCATTCTTAAAAGACATTCAATAGATTTTCTAGTCCCTTTTGATTTAAACAACCAAGCAGAATTCAAAATTAAATTTCTATAAAATTGATAATTGATTTCTTCAGGTGTTGGTCCTATTTGTAATCCAGGAAAAGTATTTGGTTGTGTTGTAAAAACAGCCTGTAACAATTCTTCATTAGATATAGGTGAAAAGTTTGTTACCCAACCTAATGTTTGTGCCAAATTTTTCAAAAGTTGTGACGGTATATCATTTTTAACAGTATAGTGAACACTATTAATATTACCTAACGCCGAAATGAATGCTTTAGTTTCGTCAAAACTTCTACCATAAATCTGTAAAAGTTTTTCAAATTTGTGATCAGGTGTATCAAATTCTTTTAAAGCGCCTGTTGTTAAAAATCTCGAAACTAAGTTAGTATTATATGAATCAAGGTTAATTGCAAAATCATTAATTTGTGTTAGGTAGTTATCGAATGTTTGTGATTCGATATCTAAGTTCCAAAGTCCTGATTTAGGGAATGTCGCGAGCTCAGTAGTAATTCTAAATGTACCGTCTTCTTGTTCTCTTGGTACTGTAAAAGTTGCGGTATATGGTGGATTAATATTTCTATTTAGTAAGAAATTTTCAACCGGGTCAAATTTAAGGTTGAATACTCTATTAACTTCATAGTTGTTTGGTCTTATAACTATATAATCATATGATATTGCATTACCCCCGAATGGGTTTCCATCCACAATTAACTTTAATGTTGTCGAGTTATTTGTGGTTGGGTATAAATAGTTAACAGGGTATTCATTACCATTAAGAATTAACGCATATTTTTTATACTCCAACTTCATGTTTCTCAAAGATGAAACTTCCATCTCATTAAACATCATATTTGTCTCTGCATTTATAGTATAATCAATATCAAATGGATTTCTAATTGATGATATTAAAACTTCAAATGTTGTATCATTTTCAACCGCATCGTAAGTAATATTAAATGCGGTTTCTTGAGTTATAAACTTGTTTGTGTTTGGTGAAACCTCTAATCCTGCAGGATAAAAGTTGATTATTTTAGTTATTGAAACTGAAAATCTTTTAACCAAAGAACCATATTGAGTAAAGTTTGTTACTTGTGATAAATCATAATTTGGGTAAACTCTATAGTTGTTGGCTAAGATCTCAGCGGCTTCAACATTGTTATCAATGTTTATACTCTCAAGATTTATCGGATCTGAAAACGTACCAATATTAAATGTTCTATTCTGTTTTTCAGATATGTTTGTTGTAAAGTTAAAATTTGCTTGCGTTAAACCTCCTCCAGTGACTAACTGAACTCCAACCAAATTATTTGAGAATTCATTGGCGGCACTACTTTGAGGTGGACAAGTAAACTTCTGTGTGGCCATTAAGCGACAATATTATTAAAAGCTTTAGAGAAATCGATATTTTCATTACGATTTTGTCTAACCTCATAAAGAAGAGTATTGAACTGATCTTTAATTTCATACAAGTTGTACTGTTGGTAGATGTTATTGTCAGCATCGTAGATTGTGTAAATACCGTCCTCAATAGATTTAGTTTGATTACCATAAAGTGCTATTGCCAACGTTGAGATATCTTGATCAACTATTTCAATCTCTGTTGATATTGGGTTAAAATAAGTGTTACTTATAATAATACTTTGATTAGGTTGTCCAATATACGGTGTTGCACTTGGTTTGTTTGTTGGTGATGAAGATGGTGAAAGTGTACAAAATAAAAGATTTGTCGCTCCTTCTACATATCTATACCTAATAGATTTTTGAATTGTGTTAGTTAAGTTTTGAATAACTGGTTCACAATAGAATGAAGATGTTATTATTCTAAAGAAGTTAGGAATTTTTGTCCCATCAGGATTTAAATATTCAACTCTAAATCCTACAAGTCCTTGATTAACAAACTTATTTCTATATTGTGTTGGGACATTATTTAAATCAATTACTATCCCTTTAACATTTGGTAATGCAGATAAAACACCACAATCAGTAATAGTTGTTCTAATTTGTGCGGGTCTAATCATTAGAGTGTAAATCCCTAAACTTGTGAACTGATCTGCCGGTAGTTTAAGACTATACAACCCACCTAAAACTTCGACAGTATTACCCCCTGTTGCATTATTATTGAAGTATGGTCTTAAGACATCTTGAGCATTCAATGTTGTTAAAATGAAGTTTTGTGTGTCATCTCTTGATGGTGTATAAACCATAACGATTTCCACGTCTTCAGGACTGACATCCGCTGGTCTAATAGTTCCGTAATTACCTGTAGCCATTTGTTTTTCTTTTTATTTTATAAATAGTTATGTTGATACTTTTTCAATGTTGAAATATTTGTATCCGTATTTTTCTAAGTCTCCTACATTATCAACTTCACCGATTCTTTGTATATTTTCTAATGGTGTGTATTTACCTCTCTCAACATAAACATTAGTTATAATTTCAGGTTGATCAATAACATTTAATAATGCTTCGTTTTTTGTTAATGCCGATAATACAATATCACCAGGAACTAAACCGTAAGAATCTGTAACATAAATCGTATAATCTTCGTAATCTAAATAAGTCATACCATTTATGGTATAAGCAGTATATGAGTTACTTGGATCTGGTCCCCAATATGTTCCAATCGCACCTGTTGTTCCCGTGACTTGGACTCCTAATTTAAATTTACCGTCGTATAAATTTGTTTTGGGTCCAAATTGTGCTAAGTCGTTAACAGAAGATAAAGTTAAACCTGTTATTGGAAATGGAACCGAAGTGTAATTGTAGGAATAATAATCATTTATGTTCGTATTTGAGTCTCCTGTAAAAATATAATCATAACTTATTGGTGTTGCAGACCAATTACCTCCCGCAGGATAAAAAGTTATCGATCCGTTTGGATTTGGTATTGTTGCATTTGTATAAGGTACAATAACATCTTTTTGTACTTTTGATATACCCCATGGTGAATTTGCCGTAAGGGTTATTGTGTATGATGTTTGACTAACAGGATATGTATGAGTTATTGGTGAAATACCTAAAACAGCCTGTGGTGCGGATCCATCACCCCAATCCAAAGTATAAGTTACTAATTGTAAGAATTTTATTAATTCTAAGTCAGAAGTGTTATAAAATGTGAAAGTATATGGATTGATAGTATTTGCAGTTGCAATAAAATTATTTAAAACATCAAGTTGTAAAATTAAACCATCCGTTGGTGAATAATACCCAATGTCAACTGTTGATTCTGTAAACATCAGATTGACTGTTAATCCAGTCAGAAATGATGTACCACCTGTATTCCCCGATAATACATAATCCATTGGTAAGTAAACTCCGGTCGTTCCTGTTGTTGTCGCACTGAATGTAGATGCCGTTAAACAACAAGGATCTATGATTGTTGTTATATCTGTTTCCCCTGTATAAGGAACAA